GGAACAGGGACAGCTTCAGCACGCACAGGCCCTTGCAAGAGACCTGCGCCGCTTTGACGGCCTCGATGAAGAGATGCGTCTCGTCCTTGTTGGCGTGCAAAATCTTTTGGATTCGCAGCTGTCCGGCAACAACCGCGAAGGTATGCAAAAAAGCAAATCCGATATTAACAACTACCTACTGAAAGGAGTAACAAATCATGGAAGCAATGTTTAACTTTATCCCCGCACCCATCGCACTGGTACTGATGCTCATCGGCTTTGCCGCGCTGGCCGTTGGTGCCATCCGGCTGGGCTACAAGCAGTACGTCAAGCAGTGGGCACTGGAGCTCGTGACCATCGCCGAGGACAGCATCATGGGCAGCGGTCAGGGCGCAAAGAAAAAGGCACAGGTCTTTGCCGCGCTGCGCGGCGCACTGCCGGACTGGCTGAAGCCTTTCATCACCGATGAAGTGCTGGACAGTGTGATTGAAAAGGCTGTCAGCATGATGAAAAAGGCGCTGGCAGACAAGAAGCCTACCATCAACAAGGAGTAATTTATGATCGAGCAAAGCGTATCTCTCGCATCCAATGGCGTCGTCAAAGTGCCGGGCTATGAGCAGCTGGTGCGCTTTGGCTACACTAAAAACCGGGGCGTGTACAGGCTGCACGTCGATGCAACCGGCGAGTGGGAAGGGCTGGCTATCCGCTGCTTCTGGCACGTGCCGGACGGCAAAGATCCGTCATCCTCGTTGGTGGTGGACGGCTATGTGGACGTGCCCGCCAGCGTGACCGCACAGCCCGGGAGCGGGTGCATCACCTTTGAGGGCAGCGATGACACCAAGAACATCACCAGCGCAGACCTGCACTACCGTGTAAGTGCCAACTCAGGCACAGAGGATGGCACAGAGCCGGAACCGGGCACCCCTGCATGGCAGCAGCTGGTGGATGCCGTGCACACTGACGCCACCGCCGCAGAGCAGGCCAAGACCGATGCACAGACGGCAGCACAGCAGGCCGGGGCATCTGCCCAAAAGGCTGGGAATGCCCTTTCTGACACCATTACCGCCAAAGAGGATGCTCTGAAAGCCACCAAAGACGCACAGACCGCTGCTAATGAAGCCACCACCAGTGCGGGCAGTGCAGACAAAAGCGCTCAGGAAGCCGCTGGCAGTCTGCAAGAGCTGAAGAACGGCATCGCAAGCGGTGAGTTCAAAGGCGAGCCCGGCAATGACGGAAAATCCCCAGTCGTAACTGTAACTGACATCGAAAATGGCCATCGTGTTAGCATCACTGACAAAGACGGTACCAAAACAATTGATGTCTTGAATGGCAAAGACGGCAAAGATGCTCCACAAATTGATGACACTACCGTGACCGACTCTGCCCCATGGAGCAGCAAGCACATCGTGGATGTGCTCTGCCCGCCCATTTCTGAGACCGGGAACCCGGCGCAGTTCTACCCGGTGGCGGGATATCCGCTGGGCTGTAAGGTGAGCTGGGAGCCGACGCAGGAAGGCAGTGGGACACCCAGCCCCGAAAACATTCGTCCCATCAAGGGACGTGACAGCGTCACAGTGACAAGGTGCGGGGAAAACCTGTTTAATCCTGCATGGATGCCAGAAAAAACCTTGAACAACGGATTAACGTGGACAATAACCTCCGATGGCACTGTAACGGCAAACGGAACGGCAAATGGGACGTCATACTACAACTCTGATTATTTTTCGCTTCCTGCGGGCACATACACGATTAGCGCAATGCCGTATTTCCGTATGTCAATTCTCAATAGGGATGTAGGCGATACTACAGTTGCTGCACAACAGGTTGGGCAGCCGTGTACATTTACGGTAGAGACTGACATACAAAATGCCTCCTTGTTTTTTGACACCTCTGGCATACTGGATAATGTTTCGGCAAAACCGCAGATAGAGAAAGGCACGACTGCAACAACCTACGCCCCTTACACCGGCCAAACAGCCACCCTTACACTGCCCCGCACCATCTACGGCGGCACGGTGGACACAGTGAGCAGTGAGGGGCAGGAGACGCGGAAGTTGCTGACGCTAGACGGGACGGAAAAATGGATGGTATCGGGCAAGTTTTTGGACAATAAAACCGACTGGTACTATGTATCGTCAAAAATTCCGAACGCTGTCAATGCAGCGCCGCAGAAAGGCAACGAGATTTGCAGCCACTATCCTCATGCAGATATCGCTAACACCAATACCGCGCAGGGATGTGCTATTGTGTGGGGTGCTATCCGTGTACGCTGGGGCGACACAATCCCGGATGATGCTGATGCATGGAAAGCCCACCTTGCCGCCCAGTACGCCGCCGGAACCCCGGTGCAAATTGCGTACAAGCTGGCAGAGCCTGTGCCCTTCACTGTGACAGGCGCACAGCCCATCTCTGCTCTGAGCGGCGTGAACACCCTGCTGACCGACGCAGACAGCGTGACGGTGACCGGCAGAGCAGACCCCATCAAACGCATCACTGACCTTGAGGACGCCGTGGCATCCATGACATAAAGGAGGTACATACATATGGCAATCAGAAGCAAAGCTCGCCATGAACTGACCCTGCGTTCCATCAAGCGGGAAATCGCCGCAGGACGTGACGTGGCATACTGGCTGGACAAGGCGTACACCCATCTGGACAGTGGCCTGCTGACGGAGGACGACATCGCAGAGGTGGAAGCCCTTGCGCAGGCGTACTACGATGCGCTGGATGCTGATGACAAGGCGAACGCTGAGGAAATCACGAAGTAAGGAGACAAAAAATGTTTCATTATCACTACATCGAAGTCATTGCTGATTCCGAAAACATGAGTACGGAAGAAATCACTTCTGTTCTGCAAAAATACTTTGCAAAACAGAACGATGGTTTTTACCTCGAAATCGACTTGGATAATCATGCCGCTGATTTCGATGGCAGCGGAAAATGGCTCATGCGGTTGGAAGGAAATATTTTGTGGATAAATGGCGAATACGTTGCGTTCAGCGGTGTGCAACAAAACAACCCGGACGATAGCGTTATCGTCAAAATTTCCGCAATTCGTTATCTCATTGTTCACAATAAGGAGTGATATCATGGCAAGCACTACATACGAGCATTTTGTTGACACCAACAAAATGTACGCCGCACAAGAGCAATTTCGTGACATCACGAAAATGGTCTGCGCACGTTTTCGTGACCTCACGAAAACATACCATCTCGGCAATGCCAACGAAATGGTGACGTTTTGTCACCGCTTCTCCGTGCTTGGCACTATGGTGCGCAACGCCGGACAGCTGCCGCAACCTTTCTGGCTCGGTGCTACCTGTGGCGGCGGCTCGCATAGTCTTTCCGCCAGCGTTGCAAGGGCTTAATGCAGAACAGATAAAAGCTGTGATAAAACGTGCGCCGCTTGGGAGGTATGACCGGAAAATCGCCCGGTTGCGGTACGTTGACCAGCTATGCCAAGTTGATATTGCAGCGCGTGTGCCGTATTGTCGGACATCGATCGGCAATAGGCTAAAAATTATTGATAAAATGCTGGATGTGTGATATCATAATCTTAATTGGGTGTGATTTTTCACGAAAACGCATTGAAGCGGCAGGCTTTCGGGTCTGCCGCTTTTCTTTTTGCACGGATTGTGGTATAATTATCTCAACAAATCCACCCGGCCTCTCGAAGAAGCGCATTAGGGTGGATATCTGAGATCCCCTGCTTTGCCGAAGCCCTGCGTTCCACGCGAGGTACTTTGTAGGCAAAGTGGGGGATTTTTTGCTTTATAGGTGAATCTTCAAGCGCTCATGCGGATTTTTCCGTGTGAGCGCTTTTCTTTTTTGTCCTTCGTTGTACCTTTGTTGTCCTTCACTTCTTGCCGATGCGGTACACTGGGAGCACAAGGAGGGATGTATTATGAGCTATTACCCGACACCCGGAGCGCCCTACGTTCCGCAGCAGCCTGTCAATCCTTACGGCGGCATGGGTACAGTTGGGCTCGCCACTCCCCTGCCAAATACGCAGATGCAACAGGCACAACCGCAGCGTCCGCAGCCGATGAATGGGCAGCAGCCTGTTCAGCAGTCGGCACAGGACGGCGGCTGGTTGCTTGGCAGACCTGTTTCCAGCAGGGAAGAATTTCTGGCGATACCGTCTGATCTGTACGGAAGATGGACGTATTGCCCGGATTTGCGTAGTGGCGTCATCTACTGCAAACGTTTGAATCCAAACACTTGTGAATCTGACGTGTTAGAGTTTTACAGCCCGGAAGCATGGCGGCAGATGCAAGCACAACAGGCACAGCAGACCGCTGCACCGACACAGCAGTATGTGCCTATTGAGCAGTACAACGCCCTTGTGCATCGGCTGGATGAGCTGGAAAAGTGGCAGAAGAGCTTTTCTAAGCCCGCTACCGCAGCAAAGAAAGGAGAATAAAAATGCCCTCTCCATTTGATATGATTACTCACAGCCCCATCATGCAGCTTGCAAATCTGGCTCGTGCCGGGCAAAACCCGATGGGGCTTATCCAGCAGTTGAGCGGGCAGAATGCCCCCATCATGCAGGGCTTGAACCTGATTCAGGGCAAAAACGAAGCGCAACTCCGAACGATGGCGCAGAACCTCGCCAAAGAGCGTGGCATCGACCTGAACCAGCTGGCAAGCGTCCTGAATTTGACACTTCCGAAGTGAGGAGACTTTGCAATGGATGATTTTGAAAACAGCCATTCCGAAAAAGATTTTGACATCAACAATCTGTGTGGCGATGACAAAATATGGGTTCCTTTAATGCTTGGCTTCATTTTCGGTGCTGCCAGCAAAAATTGGGATGACTCAAAAGATAAAAAAGACAACCCTCCGAGCTGACTTAACAACCCTAAAATAAGCATCTCTCTAAGCGAAACGCTTCTCAGTTTTGCGGACTTGACAAAAACCGCATTTGTTTGGCTTCGCCCATCGCATACGGCGGTGGGATAGCATACGCAAAACTGAAAGGAGTTTTGTTATGGACGATTTTGCAACTGGCTATCTGGCTGGGCAGGACGGCGGCAATAACAACGGCGGATTCTTCGGCAACGAGGGTCTTTGGGCTGTTATTATCCTCGCTATCATCTTCGGCTGGGGCAACTACGGCAACGGGCGCAACGGCAGCGACAACGGTATGGCGAGCTACATCCCCTATCTGGTCGGCACTGGCGCAACCGGGCAGGGCGGTAACGACACCCGCGCGGCTCTGTCTGAGGGTTTCTACCAGCAGGATACCTCCCGCTCTCTGGCGGGCATCCAGAGCGGTATCTGCTCTCTGGGCTATGACCAGCTGGCACAGATCAATGGCATCAACGCCAACATTGCGAACGGCTTTGCTGGCGTGAACAGTGCTATCTGTCAGCTTGGCTACCAGAACGCACAGCTGGTAAACGGCCTGGAACGCAGCGCGTCCAACGGCGACAACGCCATCAGCCTTGCCATCATGCAGGAGGGCAACGCACGGCAGGCGGGTCAGACCGCACTTGCCACGCAGCTGGCATCTTGCTGCTGCGAGAACAAGCAGCTCATCGGCGACCTGAAGTATACCATCGCAACGGAGGACTGCGCTACCCGTCAGGCCATCGCAGACAACGCCCGCGCCATCGTGGACAACTGCAACGCCAACTTCCGCAGCATGATGGACTACTTCACGCAGGACAAGATCGCCACTCTGACCGCTGAGAACCAGAGCCTGAAGTTCGCGGCTTCTCAGGATCGGCAGAATGCGCTTCTGACCACCGTGATGTCTCAGCAGAGTGATACCATCCTGAACCGGGTCAATCCTCGTCCGATTCCCGCTTATCAGGTGGCAAATCCCAACGTGGGCGTGAACTGCTGCGGCTGCTGCTAACCAACACACTCCCCGATAACACCGGGTGAACCATCGGGGCAGGGGTGAGACACCTCTGCCCCTGATTTTTTAGGAGGAAAACATTATGGCTTGCAAAACAAGCTGCAAACTCTGCCCCCATCTGGTCTTGAGCCAGTCGGTGACGTTCGCCAATGACACGCTGACCATCAACATTCCTGCTGGCGCATACCAGAACGGAGAGAAGTATTGCATCGTGGTTGCCCAGAGCATCCCGGACACGACCACCATCAACGCTCCTGTGGTCATTACCATCGGTGCAGGCACTACCGCATACCCTCTGACCGACTGCAACTGCGCTCAGGCAACCGCTGAGAGCATCCACACTCGCACTCGCTACGCTACCCGCGTTGCAACGTCTGCGACCGGCACAGGCACGTTCAAATATCTTGGCTGCTTCTGCCGTTCCCACGCTGATGCGCCCGCGTCCATTTCTTGAGGAGGTGTAGATTATGGGCAAGAACAATTTTCGCCGCATGATGATGCTCCGAGACCACGACAAAGACCGTGAGCCGGAACGTGACCGCCTTGAGGAAGAGCGTGACCGCAGGGAACGTGAGCTGGAACGCCGTCTGCGTAAACTGGAAGGTGGCAACGACCGCTATCCCTACTATCCGCAGGAGGAAAACCGCTACATCGACCCCTACCCTATCCCCCGCTACCCTGACGTAGAGAATGGCCGCAGAATGCCGCAAATCGGCTTCTCGCAGAACGGCGACTGGGATAAACGGTCTGGACAGTATGAACATGGCGGCGCAGGCAGCCGCTCGATCAAGATGCCACGCCAGCACCTCACCCACGATGAAGCAGAGGAATGGTGTGACAGCATGGTGAATGCTGACGGCACAAAGGGCTGTCACTGGACGCTGGAACAGACACAGGACGTTGCCAAGCAGCGCAATATCAACTGTGACCCGAACGATTTCTGGGCTGTTATGAACATGATGTACTCGGATTATTGTCAGGTCGCAAAGCGCCAGTCCGTTGACACTCCGGGCTTCTACGCTGACATGGCAAAGGCGTTCCTTGATGACACGGACGCTGTGGACGGCAAGGCGTATCTCTACTGGGATTGTATTGCTGATAAGTAAAACAGAACCCCTGTGTAGTTTTTAACGGCTACACAGGGGTTTACTATTGAAAAAGCTAGGCGGGGTGACGGTTCCCGCATCTCCTAACGATGGGCGATAGCTGCCTGTTCTATCCTCTAGCGTTTTTCTCATTCCCAAATCGCTGATTTTGACCTTATGTCAAACAAATCTTGCGGGGTAATTACAAGGCTCTTGTCGAGTCCTACCACACTGATAATGGAAAACTTGCCGGGAACTTCTCGCTCGATTCTTGCTTTTGCTTCTTCCTTGCTGTTTGCAAACAAGACGAACGGAGCTTGAAAGTGTCTGCATTTTTCGTCATCATCGTACTGGATTTTGACCCAATAGAAATTTTCCATATATCGCTCCTTTGCTATCTCAATATTTTACAGGCGGTTCAGGCAACGGCATCCAATATGTAATGTTATGGGTTCTACCCTCATCATCCCGCCACTCTTTGAACTGCTCATCGTAATTTGCTATAACAATATCGAAGGCAGATTCATCGAATCCGATAACACGCCGGTCTGTATCCCCCGGAACACTGTTCTTTGCACAAATCCACTGGCTTGATTTTGGCGCGTTTGATACATCGTAAGCGCAATATCCGATGCACTGCGGATTGCCGTACTGCTTCATGTAATCTTCATTTCCGATTCGAGTTGCACAAACCATGTGAACATTTTTCCAACCGACACGGTCATCGTCTGTTGATTCGCTGTCGATAATAATATCTTCGGGGTCTAATACTTTTCTTCCGATTGCAAGATTCCAGTTATTTGCAACATACCGTTTCATTTGCCATTCGTTCAGAAAAGTTTTTGCTTCTTTCATGGCATCTTCCAAAAAACCACGATGAGGTCTATAAACAATCATACGTCAATCCTCCAAGAAATCCTCTTGATTCAGAACTTGATTTACAATTCGTTCTGTACATTCTTTGATAACCGTAGACGCGGGGACATTATCTTCATAAGCTATGTTTTCATATTGTGCTCTTGCATATTCAAAGAACCTTTTGGAAAGCATTTCTGCATCCGCACGGCACAACGGCTTTAATTCGTATTGCATCGGGAATCTTCTTGTAAGTGCAGGGTCAATCCTATCAAATCGGTTTGTCGTTCCAATAATAATGACATTGTTCGGCAATCTGTCCATTTCCTGCATAATCGCAATAACCACACGGTTCATTTCCCCAACGTCATCTTTTTGCCCACGAGCCATTCCGACCGCATCTATTTCATCAAAACAAAGAACGCAAGGAGCGGTTCTCACATAATCAAAAATTCTCGCAAGGTTAGATTGAGTTTGCCCTAAGTGCGAATCAACTAGACTTGAAAATTGAATCCTCAAAAACGGAAGTTTTGCTTTATGCGCGATATACCTAGCCAGCATGGTTTTTCCGCATCCGCTTTGCCCATAAAGCATCAATGCTGGCAAATAAGGAATACCCATTTCGTTCAATTTTTCAGATGCTCGATAAATAGCAACGATTTTATGCGTTATACTTTTTTCTTCGTTCCTAAGAAGGAATCTTGCTTCTGGAAATTCTTCTGTATCTTCTGCGATCAAAAGATGCTGTAAGTTATATGGCAATTCAATAAATTCTCTTTTGCTTTCCAACTTGCGAAGCATATTTTCTTTGAACTGCTCATCTTTTTTGGATGATATAGAATCCAAAATGATTTTAACAGCTTTTTGCGCGTTTCGCATATCACCATCGCAAACAAATCGAATAAGGCGTCGTTCACTATCATTCATCTAAGAAATCCTCCAATTCAATCTTTCCGTCTGCCGCAGCAGCAGCCAGAGCGTATACGAACTGCCCGATGGTCATTCCGTGCCGTCTGGCTTCACGGTTGATGTACTTGCGTTCTTCTTCGCTCATAAGGATGGTAATGCGCTTAGACCGCTTGCCATCACCGCTTGCAACGCCCTGATGCGATTCCGGCATCGGGATTTTTTTCTTTGTCAAACCAGCTTCAGCCAGTGCGCCGGGAACATTGCCCTGTTCAATCAGCCGTTTCGTTTCCTTTGCCTGTTTCAGCTTCTTCGGCTTACCTTCGCCTAACATGGCATCATTTGGCTGTCTTTCGCTGTCTTTGGCTTGCTTCGGCTTAATACAGCTTAATTCTGCTTTGCTCGGCTGTGTATGGCTGTCTGTGGCTTCACTTGGCTTAATCGGTGCTTGTTCGGCATTATTCGGCTTTGTTTGGCTTACTTCTTCTCCCTTTGGCTCACTTCGGCTTAATGTCTGCTCCGAAAAAATAGGTTGGAAATCAAAGCCTCCAAGCAAGCCTGAGGATTTTTTGCTGGTTGATTTCATTCTGTGTCAGCCTCCTCAAAATCCGAATCTTCAAATGATGGAGCTTCAGGCAACGGCATCCAATGCGTCGCTCCAAGATTATTACACCAATCTGTTTTCCAAATAGGTTTTCCACCGTCTTCTGGATAGAAGTAACACTGTGCAATATCTGTTCCTGTCAACGGCGATGCAACGAGGACGGGGTTGCTTTCAAGTTCTCCATTTACATCCACCATTTCGGGGTAGTGGTCGCTCACTCTAATCCATTCCTTGCTCCATAACCATTTTTCCTTGAAATACTGTACATCTTTCTTATACTGCTCTTTATCAATGTCGCCACTTCTGTACCAATCACAGCTATGTAAAACACAGAGCAAATCGTACAGAAGCATACTCAAATCTTTGTCTCCAAGCGGATTTTCTTTTCGTGCAATAATCGAAAGCTCTTTTACCCGTTCATCTGCAAGGTCATAATCTGGGTAGCAGTGCTGGTAAATAGCATTCGCAAGACTGTCATTTTGATAATCCCAATATCCACCACTCATTTTTCTTTTCCTCCAACAATCATTTGCGCCAACGCCTTGAAATCCTCTGCGCTGGTGCTCTTTGCCGTGTCGCCACTAAACAGGCTGTGACGCTCTGCCTGTGCCTTACGAACGCCCATAGACGGTCTAATCTTCACGTCAAGCAGCTTTGTTCCCATGCTCTGTGCAATCACAGGGAGCTGCTCTACAACCTCTTTGGACAGGTTCTCACGGCTTTTGTACTGGTTCAGGAGCAGACCCTCAATCTTCAAGGTCGGGTTGAAGTATCTGCGAACGTCACCAATGGTCTGCGAAAGCTGGCTCAATCCGGCAAGCGCATAGCGGTCTGCTGTAATGGGGACGATGATGCTGTTGGCGGCGATCAGAGCGTTCACAAGCGCAAGACCAAGCTGCGGGGGAGTGTCCAACACAATGTAATCATACTGCTCAGACACGGATTCCAGCGCTTCACGCAGCCGGAAGTTCTTACCAATGTCCCGGACAAGCTGTTCGTCAATGTCCTTCAATGCGTTGTCTGACGGCAGGATGTCACCGGCTTCACAGTGCTGGATTCCTTCCTCTACTGTACCCTGCCGGGTCATTACATCGAACAAAGTACACACGTCCTCTGTCTGTGCGCCGTATGTGTCCGTTGCGTTGCACTGGGCATCGCAGTCCACCAGCAACACTTTCTTGCCAAGCAACTGCAACGCACCAGCCAGACAGGTGCTTGTGGTGGTCTTTCCTGTGCCGCCCTTCTGGTTGGCGACTGCTATGATTTTTGCCATTTTTATTCTCCCCAATCTATAAAGTAACCGTTATAAATGAACTCTTTCGCCGCTTTACCGGCTTCGATTAAGGTTTTCCCGGCTTCAATCGCTTCGTCAGGCGTTAGTTCGCTATAACTTTTCTGCGGCAAAACCCTTACAGAAGCCTGATTTCCATGATGATTGAACCGAAACTGATAATCAAACTTTTTTTCAAGGTCAAGTTCCGCTTTATTCAAAACGGAGTATGGAACTTTTGCCATTTTATCACTCTTTCTTTTATTTTCTATGTCTGATTACTTTTGCAGCGCGTCAATCTCATAAAATGCCGGAAGATACTCTTCAATCGCGCCGTCTTTCTTCAAGCTACCAATCAGATACCGCTTCGGATGGTCAGGCCAAGGGTCACGGTTGATTGAAAGAATATCCGCACACGCAGCCTTTACGATGTCGTAAACCGCATCTCTCCGCTTCGGAAGCTTGATAGACGGGTGTTCTTCCATCATTTTGACTTCGACAACCTTTGCCACCTCGATGCACTCTTGAACAGATAGAGCATCGCAAACAGACCAGTCATACCCTTCATATCCGCTTGTGCGGGGCTTTCTGGCGGCTTTTTTGCTCTCCGGCTTTGAATTAGCCGTCTCACAATCAACTTCGCTAGAATCGGCATCTATGACGGGCTGCTTAGATTTGTACCCGAATCGAAACTCAACTGCTACTACCTTTCGCCCTGTGCAAATCTTTTCAAAATCAACGACAATGTCTGAAACATTGCTGATCTCTTCCACTGCTGGTTCAAGAACTCTGCGGCGTAAAGCCCGGAAATCGTCATAACTTGCATCGTTTGCCCCCAAGTGGTCACGCAGCTGCTTCAAACCAATCTTGTTCGATGTTAGAGAGCGATTCATCCAATCTCGAATCATGCTGTACATCAGAATAGATGCTTGCTGTTTCATCCCAATCGTATAGCGCAGACGGTATTTGACGTAGCCGCTTCTTGCAATGTCGAAAAACACAGGCCGCAAGTCAGGATTACAGTTGATTGAAACGTCATAGGACAAGGATTCTCGATTGTACTTGACCTCTGCCTTTGTAAACAGCGGATACATCACATATTCTGTTCCATCTGCATTCAGTGGTACTGAAACCACGTTGCCCAAAAAGTGCTTAACCTGCGACTTCAAGTTCTTTGAATTGAGCTTCAAATCCAGCAGTTTGCAATATTCAGCCAGCGTAAACGACACGTTGGAGCTTTCCGGGTCTCTCGGATTGATACGGCTCAGATAGACTTCAAGCAGCCGAAGCTCACCCGCTGTGTAGTCCGTAAACTTTGCCCAAACCAATGCCTTGCTCTTTTCGACAAGGTTGTTTCCTGTCAATTCTGGCATTGCATCACCTCATTTCTTCTACCCTATTATACCACTGTATCGTGTACACGTCAATGATTCTGTACACAATTATTTTTTCAACAATCGACTTCCACATTCTGTACACGATACTCCACTTTTTGTACACGATACACTCCACTTCTTGTACACGTTCCTCCACTTTATGTACACAATGCTCCACTTTTTGTACACGTTCTTACTATATATATAAACAAGAGATAAACAAGAGATAAATAATCATCATCAAATAGTGACGACGATACATTTTCAACAATTTCTTCTCTTCAACGGGCAGATTGTGGAAAACGACGACTTTTTTTGCTGAATAAGAAACGTCTATCAAGCCCTATAATCTATCTGACGGTTCTATCGTGTACAGAAAATGGAGTGCAATCACACCAATAGGGGACGAATTGACAAGTCACGCTTTTATGAACGAAAATTTCACGCAAGTTCGTTAATTACATCCGCAAAAATCCACCATTTACGATTCTATGGGGGACAAAATGACAACCCAAAACCATATTTATAACAGGCCTATTGTGTACAAAAAGTGGAGCACGTCCCCCTGTATACCGTAAAAACTTCGATAATTCGACAATCAGCTGCTTATATTATTTGGATTAACGGTATAGGAATCATTGGACTTCATGGCAGCTTCTGTTCCAGCGTCCTGCGCCTGATAGAGAATCTCCATCTTTGGGGCGGTTCCGTTCGGGTCTGGGTCTGTTCCGGTAGCCTGTGCCATCTCATAGCTACCAGACACCATCCGGCAGACAGCAACTCTGTCCTTCAACGGCGTGTGGAGGTTTGCCAGGATTTCCGTCAGTACACCGATGTGGTCTGAGCCGTGATCTCCGTACCTGATATACAGCAAGGCATCTATCTCATAGGAGGAGCACTCCATCATAGCATCTATGAGAATCCGCCGTTTCTCCAGATCGGAAAGGCCGTCTTCCAAGTGTTCCAGCAGCCCTGGGTGAATGCAAGCGTCCATGTATCGAGCCACCGATACGCCGCAGCAGGTGAACCAGCGCATAGCCATCGGCAGGGAGATGGCTGCCAGACCTTGCTCCCAATTGGCGACCGTGCCACGATTCACGCCCATTTTTGCCGCCAATTTCTGCTGGCTCAAGCCGGAACGCATTCGAGCTATCTCTAATGCCTTGGCTGTTCTTACTAAATATTCATCCATAAATTCTCGCCCTTTCAACAAAATCCGGCAAAACTGCCGGGTTCGACAAGCCAAAAAATGGAAAAAGCTGCTATGGAGAACCAACAGCAGCCTGTGTTATAACTGTACCATCGAAAAAAACAATCAAAACAGGAGGTAACAATATGATTATCATTGACGGAATGCCCGCATCTGAACCGAACGAAAACAAAACGCCGAAACCGTGGGAGGAAAGCTGATGAACCGAACCGTAGATGCTCTGATTATTCCATACGCCCGCAGACGGACGCTGGAGCTTGTCCTGAGCCTTTCTGGGTACGAGGCTGATAAAGATGCTTACATCGAAGCAAAAGGCATCCTGGAACGTGCCGTAGCCGCCTTAGACGATGGACGCGACCCGGCAGACAACATCGAACGCATTGATGGACAGCTCGTAGAACTGTGAAAGGAGAAGAAGATGGACTTTACGAATGGATTCTATAAAGTCGAGAACCCTGTCGTTCTTGAAGAAGTGAAAACTTTCCTCCAGTCAATGGAACGGCGTGGAGCCACCGTAAAAGACTTAGACGATGCCATTGTGCAGCTAAACAATGTTTCGCACAGTATCAGCACAAACGCGCTTGTCAAAGCAGATGTTCTGGACAAGCTGCCTGAAAACCCCTTTCGTTCCATGCTCAAAGACGTATTGCAAAACAAAGGATAAGCGGGTTCCATCGTGGCTTTATTGGACGCTCATTGCGATTTTGGGATTCCCCGATGCAAAGTAATGGATGCGAAGAAAACATTCGATTTTTACGAAGTTGTTAAAATGATATTGACTATACAACAGAAAGATGTATAATCGTATCAAATGAACATCTGCACTTACCGATCGGGAGGATATGCCACAATGAGTGAACAGGAAAGAGCCAAGATTGACCGATTTATTGCATGGCTGCTGGAACATCCTGAAAAGATTCCAGCAACAGAACAAGCACTAGACCTAGAATAACAGAAAATCCCTTGCGCAGAGCTACACCAGCCCGGCACAAGGGATTCTTTTATTTTACCGGGCATGAACGTTACATCTTCTCGATCAGGTTCATCAGAGCTTCACGCTGTTCCTTCGGCATAGATTCAAGTTTTCTCCTAATCCGCTCCAATGCTGCATCGACTTCACTTTGCGGCTGCTGGGGCGGGTTTTCTTTTTGTTCGCCAGTGAGAAGGTAGTCTACCGATACGTTGAAGTAGGCTGCGATTTTAGAAAGAACCTCTGTGGACAGGCTCTTGGTTCTCCCGGCTTTCAGCTCAGAAAGAAAACTACGGCGGATCCCGATGTTGGAACAAAGGGTTCCGTCTTTGATGCCCTCTTTTTCGCAGAGTGCATGGATGTTGCTGTACAAGTCCGACATAAGAACACTCCCATATTTGTGCAAGTATACAAATGCACAGAATTTTGTACAAAAGAGTTGACTTGTACAGAAGTCTGTACTATAATACAGACATGAGCAGTACAGAACGCTGTACAATATAAACTCTCTACACCCTTATATTAGTACAGTTTTCCGTACTTGTCAATAGATTTTAGCATCTGGAGGTGGAATTTTGAAAGAAAACTTCCGTTCTGGCTTTGAGCTGGAAGTGAAGATGAAGCTGTTGCAGCGGGGTATGAAGCAAACGGAGCTGATTCAGGCGGTTCAAAGCGATACTGGATTGTTCCTTGATGATTCGTACCTCTACAAGATCCTTCGTGGTGAGCGAAAGCCGGAGAAGATTATCCAGAGCATCTGCAAGATTCTTGAGATTGAACAGAAGGAAGGCTGAACATGGAACAGATTTTGACATTGAAGGTGGACCTCGAGCACCCAGACGATGCTAGACACGCTATTGACAAGGCTGTGGAAGCCTACGAGCAGAACAAAAAGCACTGGGAAGATTTTGAACTCAACGAAGCAAAAAGCAAAGCACGAGACATTTTGTACAACCTGTGCAATGATGGTTACAGTATGATATGGACGGTTACGGATGGCGCTGTCGGCCTGACGATCTGGAAAAGCTTTAATGAGCCTTGTGTTGGCCAGTGCTATATGCCAAAAGAAAGCCTGTTTGACATCTGGGTTGAAAAGCTGGTTGCGCTGTGCATTGCTACAGGTCGAGAAGTCCCGAAGTTCATCACAAATAAGGCTGGTGAGTGCTGGTGACGTACTTTTACAAGGCACCAAGCCGAAAGCGTAGACTGAAACTTGCAATGGCTGCTGGCGTGTCAAGAAACGATGCAAACAAGGTGCTATGGACGGAGAAATCCATCAACCAGTGCTTTGAACGTCACAATCGGGAAGCCAAAAAGGCAGGTAAACCGAATGAAGATGGAGATTAAATATTGCGAGCGCTGCGGAGCTTTTTTGGGTAGGGTAAACCCACGCAAAAAATATTGCACACAATGTAAAAGAGATGTCTCGTGTGAGCAAAAGCGCGCGAGACGTAAAGCATTGAGTTCAGGACGTGGGTTCACTCCAGTAAAAACCGTATGCCAATGGTGTGGTAAGCCAATGATTAAAATGTCTGCGGCACAAAAATACCACAAAGATTGCGCGAAAGATGCAGCCTTTGCAAGTATTGCGGAACATCAGAGTATGCGAAGAGAACGAGCCTTAAACGAGAAAGCATTGGAAGAAAAAAAGATTCCATCCGTAGGGCAAGTTCAAGCACTTGCTGATAAAATGGGCAAGCATTACGGTGAGGTATCGAGGATGCTTGCAACAGGGGAACTGACTTATGAATGGTAAATATTATGGCAAGCGTGAAATCCGCTGGCACAGCCGTGAGAAGGAACGGTTGGAACGCATTCAAAGAAAGGATAAAGATGAAAGTATTCGTAGAAATCGCCCTGATCTGGGGCATTGTCTTAGCGTTTATTCTCGCAGTGTTTCTGCTGAACTTCTGGCTGGTGCATCACATCGAGCTTTTAGTCGGAGCTAAGGCGACATGGTACATCATAGGTGTTGGCGCTTTGATGACAACCGGTTGGATTTTTAGACGCAGAGAACCAAAGGACACAGATGAAAAGGCATGACGCTGGAAGCCGCTCTTGAAGAACGTGATATGAAGGCGTCGGAACTTATCCGCAGAAGCGGAGTGTCAGCCCCAACGATATACAACATAACAAGTCCGAATAAAGCGCCGTACAAGACGGGCGTTAAGGCTGATACGCTTGCAAAAATAGCTCAAGTGCTAAACGCAATAGTTATAATCGATGCAAGCAAACCATTTTTATTCGATATCATTCTGAAAGAAGGGACAAAATGAAAACCGTAAAAGGAAACGTGCTTACCATACTTGGTATCGTCGCTGCAATCGTAGCCGTTAGCTGTGGCGATACAATAAATGGATGCGAGACTACAGTACAGATGCTTGTATGGGCATTTGTTTCACTGATGTTACTAGCCACCGCTCTGGTTTTGTGCGCGCTTGGAGTGAGCGCGGAAAAAGAGCATGAAGATAACGAAAGGATGGGGAAGTTAAACCGCATTCCCGCTCATACCAACAAGTGGAGGGACGCACAATGAAATGCCCAGTGTGCGGCAGCGACAACATCACAACGGTTGACAGCCGGTCTGACCACGATAGCATCGTTCGCCGTAAGAAGTGTATTTCCTGTAGCCATCGGTGGTCTACCATCGAAATTGACAAAGACCAGTGGTACAGTGCACTGCAAATCAAAGAGGAGCGCAAGAGAGGGAGACCCAAAGATGATTAACCTTGACAGATTCGGTGGCGTGACAGAGCCGGAGGACGGCGTGTATTTTATGACCAACGAGCAGATGGCAGAAGCGAAAGAAGCTGACCGGCTGGCAGCGATTGAGGACTTGCAGTCCGAGATTGATGACAGGGAAGCAGAGCTGAAAGACCTCCGTGCACAGTTGGCAGAACTGATGGCTGGTTGATTTTATACAGCCAAGTTAAGCCGAAGTGAGAACAATGAAGCCTAATGAAGCCAAAGAAAGGAAAGAAAAATGGCAGTATTAGTAATGGTTTATGGCCATTCCGGCAGCGGAAAATCCGCTTCGCTTCGGAACTTTGACCCGGAACAGGTTGCGGTTATCAACGTGCTTGGCAAACCGCTGCCGTTCCGCAGCAACATGAAAACCTATATCACCAACAACTACGACAAGATTGATGCCGCAATCCACAGCACCAAGCGCAAGTCCATCGTCATTGACGATGCCACCTATCTTATGACCGGCGAGTTCATGCGGAACGCAAAAGTCGCTGGATACCAGAAGTTTACCGACATGGCAGCTAACTTCAATGCCTTGCTGATGCGGGCGAAGGAGCTGCCGGACGATGTGGTGGTCTATTTCTTCGGACACAGCGAGCGTGACGGCGATGGCGGCGAGAAATTCAAGACCATTGGCAAGCTGTTGGACGAGAAGGTCTGCGTGGAAGGGTACTTTACCATCGTTCTGAAAACCGTTGTGCAGGATGGGCGATACCTGTTCAGCACTCGCAACGATGGGATGGACACCGTGAAAACCCCTCTGGGAATGTTCAACGATGCGCTGATCGAGAACGACCTTGCCGCCGTAGACAAGACCATCCGTGAGTATTACAACATCCCGGTTCAGCCGGATAACAAAGGAGAGTAACAGATGAAGAACATCAACTGGAATGACGTACAAGAAGCCACAGAACGCCGTGACCTGCCTGTTGGGGGATATGTTGCCGGTATCTGCAAGGCAACAGACGAGCCCGCAAAAGAGCGCTTGAACATCGAGTGGGAAGTCACAGAGGGCGAGTTCAAGGGCTACTGGCGTGAGCAGACCGCTTCCCTTATCGAGCGTGGCAAGCTGAATCCGGGCGAATGGGCATGGGGTGGCAAGACCATCAAGAGCTACAAGGAAAAGGCGTTGCCATACTTCAAGGGCTTTATCACCGCTGTGGAGCAGTCCAATCCCAGTTACAAGTTCAACAACGATGAAAAGACCCTGCGTGGCAAGCTGGTCGGTGTGGTTCTCCGTGAGGAAGAGTACATGGGCAACGATGGGAACATCAAGACGAAACTGGTCGTTGACCGCTTTACCAGCGTGGACAAGATTCGTTCCGGTGACTATGAGGTCAGACCGAAGAAAACGCTGGCTGGCGGGTCTGGTTCTGGCTACTCTCAGGGCGGGAACGATGACTTCTCCCTGATTGAAGAGCCGGATGGTTCGCTCCCCTTTGACTAACAGTTACGCTACTGGGACAAAAGGCGAACCGCCTACCTTATATAAGAGCTGTGCTATCTGGCTGGACGGGCGTTTGGAAAGATGAAACACTTGGGCGACATCACAAAGATTCACGGCGACAAGATAGAGCCTGTGGACTGCATCACGTTTGGAAGCCCGTGTCAGGACTTGTCCATTGCTGGTCGCAGGGCAGGACTTGCGGGAGAACGCTCCGGGCTGTTCATGGAAGCGGTTCGAATCATAAAAGAAATGAGGTCAAGCACAAATGGACTGTATCCAACTTTCGCTATTTGGGAAAACGTACCCGGAGCATTCAGTTCAAACGGAGGAAGAGATTTCCGTGCCGTGCTGGAAGAACTTGCCCGCATTGGACAAGCGGACGCTGCTGTTCCTGGACCTCCGAGGGGGGGCAGATGGAGCAAAGCCGGAGCAATCGCCGGAAACGGATGGTCTCTGGCTTGGCGACAGCTCGACGCTCAATATTGGGGAGTGCCCCAGAGAAGAAAACGTATCGCTCTTGTCGTGGATTTTGCAGGTGGACGTGCCGGAGAAATACTATTTGAGCGCGAAAGCGTGCCTGGGCATTATGATTCGTGCATCCCGGCGTGGAAAGGAATTGCAGGACTTGCTACAAACCGCCCTGCTGGAAATGATGGAGTGGTGGGAACCGGGTGCAGCTGCAAAGGCGATGGAGATGCTGATTGCGGAAGAGCAGAAGCGGATAAGACGGGAGAGGTTAGCTGCTCTAGCCGAGAGAAAAGAACGGATAAGAGAGAAAGCGGAGAAGCAGCTGCGTACACTCTTAAAATCCGTTCAGGATGCGCAGGCGGCGGAAAGGGCGCACTTGTGCAAACAGAAAAAGTCGGGACGCTATCGACACTCCAAGACCAGACGCTCTTCCAGCTAGTGCAAGCTGGGGAAGTGATTCCAATAAACACACAAATTGCTACAAGGCACATCTCGATGGGAGAAAAAACAGGTCTTGGACTTGGAAAGAATGGAGACCCGGCCTTTACTCTACAGGCGCGGCATGAACATGGCGTGTGCTATTGCATTGCGGGAAACATCGCTGACCGCGCCGATACGGCAGGGGCGAACGGCTTGGGTACAAAAGAAGAAGTGGGATATACGCTGAACACAATTGACCGTCACGCAGTTGCGTATTCCATAAATCCGTTATCAAGCAACAGCATGAAATCGGCAAATCCATACAGCGGGTTCAATGAAACAAATGTGAGCAAAACACTGGACTGCTCTGACGCAAACCCAACAAAGAATCAGGGCGGACTTGCTATAGTTCAGCCGATGCCGATTCAGGAAAAAACAGGTACTCTTTCGCCCGGCGCTCACGCTGGAAGCTACAACGGACAAGATGCTTACAACGATATGCTGGTCAGATGCAGAATTCTTGACGCGATGCCGTTTGACACAACACAGATAACAAGCCCACAGAACGGGAGCCGTCCGTGCTGGGGCGACCCGTGTCATCCTCTGGCAGCCAGTGCACATACACCATCTGCTGTTGTGGAGGTATATGACGCAAGAGGTAATGGGAACGGAAAGACGGTTCCAACTATTACGGGAGATCATGAAAGTAGGGTCATGGACTATACAGCGATTGTGACAGAGCCGAAAGATTGTTTGACGCCGTGGGATAATCAGGCTCGGCGGATATATAGCGAGAACGGAACATTTCCAGCGCTGTCGGCGAGAGAGAAAGCGGGGCAAAATCAGCAGTCTGTTCTAACGGAAACGAAAATTCGGTGGATAGTCCGCAGACTGACACCAACAGAATGTGAACGCCTGCAAGGCTACCCGGACGGGTGGACGGATATTGGAGAGTGGACGGACACCAAGGGCAAAAAGCACAAGGCGGCAGACAGCCCGCGTTATAAGGCGTTGGGAAACAGCATCGCACTTCCGCAATGGTTCTGGATCGTCCAGAAAATGAAGCAATACCTTCCAGCGGGCGCAACGCTGGGCAGCTTGTTTGACGGAATCGGTGGCTTTCCTCTAGTGTGGGAAACTACATACGGGAAAGGCACGGCACGCTGGGCAAGTGAAATCGAAGAGTTCCCGATGGCTGTAACAAAAAGGAGATTTGGCGAAGAATGATTACCTGTTGTCTCAACTGCACATCACGCCACCAAGCTTGCCACGACACCTGCGAGAAGTACAAGGCAGAGAAGAAAGACTTCGAGGAGCGCAAGGCATTCGTGTATGAGCTGAACCACAGCCAGAGTGTGTATCACCGTGATTATGAGGACAAGCACCGGGAAAAAGGGAAGAAACGGTTTCTCGGAAGTGAATTTAGAGGTGAACGAGGATGAGACTTGTTGACACAGAGGATGTAATTGATGCATTGGGGAACATGGAAGAACCCATCGACCTAAAAGAAGCCGAAGAATGGATTGATACGGTTCCAACCGCTATGCAGTTATGGACAAGTGTAAAAAACGCACAACCTAGTGAAAATGGGGTTTATTTTGTTGTTTACGATTTTTGGTATTGGCGTAACTGCATTAGAACAATGCAATTCAAAGACGGAAAATGGTCTGATGACGAATACCCGGTAAAGTTTTGGATGCCAATTCCTAGAATCCCAAAAGAGGATGAATAATGAACGAACTTAACGAAAAGTACGAAATTATTTACACAGACCCACCGTGGCCGCAGAAAAAAGGAAACCTCAGAAAATGCAGACCAAATCAAAGAAAAGAACTTGATTATCAAACTCTTTCGCTTGATGATTGCTTTTCTATTCAAGACGTTTTCTTTGAAAACACAGCAGACCGCCACAATGTGTTTATGTGGTGCATTGACAAGTTCTTGATGGAAGCGGAACGGCAAATGGCAAAGCGTGGCTACAAACTCCATGCGAGAATGGTTTGGGATAAAGAAAACGGCGTTGCTCCTGCCTTTACTGTTCGGTTTTCGCATGAATATCTTTTGTGGTTTTATAAACCCGGAAAAATGCTGATGCCAAGAAAAGAAACGAGAGGTAAATACACAACGATACTTCGAGAACCCGCTACATATCACAGCCATAAACCGCAATGCGCCTATAAAATGTTAGAGGATATGTTTCCGACAGCTAAAAAGATTGAACTATTTGCAAGAAACCATCGTGAAGGATGGGACGCTTTCGGAAATCAAATCGAGGACAACGAATGAACACCGGCAAGCAGTTTGAAGCAGACTTCAAAGCATCCGTCCCATCCGATGCGTGGTGCTACCGCCTAAAAGACAGTGCTGCCACCTACTACGGCGGCAACGAGAACCTGTCCTTTTCCATCGACAACATCTGCGACTTCCTTGTGTACCGATACCCGATGAACCACCTGTTCGAGCTGAAAACCATAGAAACGCCCTCTATCCCACTGGAAAAGGTGTTCGGCAAGTACGACAAGGCAAAGTGCAAATACCGCAAAGAAAAACACATCACTGACATGGTGGATGCGATGGGGTACAGCGGTCAGACCGCCCATGTGATAGTCAATTACAGGGCGGTAGACCGCACCTTTGCAATCCCTGCCAGAAAGGTTCTGGCGTTCCGTTACAACGAGAGCCGGAAGAGCATCCCTTGGCAGTGGGCAGAGCAAGAGGGGATAGAGGTAAAAGCAAAAAGGCTGCGTGTCCATTGGCGATATGACGTGGATGGGCTGCTAAAGAGATTGGAGAAAGAACATGGCAATGGTATTTAAGTGCGACCGATGCGGAGAGATTTTTAATCGGAAAGTGCCTGACATAAACGAGTGCTACGGAACAGCAAATTCGATTTTGTTCTTGGATTGTACGGTGGAACGAAACCGCTTTGGACTGGGCGAAGAACCGATTCAACTTTGTCCGTCCTGCATGAAAGAACTGAATGACTGGTTAGAGCCAAACAAAGAAAAACTAGACAACGGAAACAAGAACGAATGGAACAACATGACTACTCAACCGCAATGTGGCATTGCTGTCGAAATAAAGCTTGAAAATGGAGACCTCGACATTGCGTACCGCAGATATAACGATAAACGCTGGTTTCAAAGCAGTGGTGAGTGGGTTTTAAGTGATGTCAAAATCGTTGCATGGAGATACATCGACTGAAAGGAGAACAGAAGTGAGCAAGAAAGTTTTAGACATTCTGCGTTGGCTCTCTCGCCTTGAAGAAAAGGAGCAGTCGGATGAATAAATTTGGAAACTGCCCCCTGTGTGGCAAACAGGTCAAGCCGACCAACCTCCGCAAAATCGCACGGCAAAATCAGTTGTACGGCTTCCGCATGGCTCTGGATGGAATATCTGCCACATGGGGCGCACTGATTCAGAACCTTCGGTGCGATGCAGACCTGACCGAGGAACAGGTGCAGAAAATCATCCGCATCGGTGACAGGTACTGGGAGATGGTCGGCAAGTTCAAAGAAGAGGACATGACCCCTGACGAGTTTGCAGATTACATCACAGCAAAGTCAGAACAGGTTGAAAAAGAGCTGAGGGAAAGGTGGAGCTGATGGCAATATTTTCGGTAGAAGCTATTTCGGAAATCACTTCAATAAATCCAAAGTCTTGCCGTATTAAAGGAGCAACGTTCACTTGTTACTTCTGCAATACTGCCATTTCTGTGTGTGATGCGCGCGTTGCAACTGCAATGGCAGATAATGGGGAAACTCCTATTTGTCCGATTTGTGGAAAGAAAACCATATGCAGTCTATATGAGTTTCAATCGCACGAAAATCCAAACATCATAGAGGATGTTAGATGGAGGTAACAATGTTTGAATTTGTAACTCGCTGGCTGGTCTGCCTAGTCCTGCTGGCGGTAGTAGTTCAGTCCGAACGGACAATCAAAGACATGGCAGACAACCTATTTGAAAAACGTCAGGCAATGCTTGTCTGGCTGTTCATCAACGTGTGTCTGGTCGCTTGTACGGCAGTTGTGATGGGGTGGAAATGATGGACAACGAACTTTACTGCCCGATGAAGATGACCAGCAATCCGCTTGGTCGGTGCGTATGCGAGAAAGAAAAGTGCGCTTGGTGGCGGCAGTTAGACAACTGCTGTTCCGTTTGGTGGATTGCAACAAAACTGGATAAAATCGAAACGAAAATGAAGAGGTGAGAGTGTGAAAAAGCGGATTTACCTTGTTCTTGAAACCGAAACGGACGAGGATGACAACAGCATTCTCAGCGATATTGAGCAAGAACTTGGAATGGCTACGCACTATTTTGAAACGGTTTCTTATAGCGAGAACGGTTTTCCTGACAAATGGATTAGCGTCAAGGATAGGCAACCAAAACACCATACTCCAGTTCTTGCATTTTGCGATAACGGCGATACGATTTTTGGCTTTATGGACTTTTACAAAAATTGGGCAGAAGTCGGGAGTGAAATTCCATACGCCGTCACCCATTGGATGCCACTTCCTGAACCACCAAAGGAGGTCTGACACATGGCAACACCCCCGAAGCGTGGTCGTGGCAGGCCGCCGCTGACCGAAGCTGAAAAGAAAAAGCGTGAGAAGCGGGCGCAAAAGGCGAAAGAAGAAGCCGCTGCGAAACGTGAGAAAGAGCGTGAGAAGAAGAAACAACAGATGCTTAACAAGCGGAAATCTATCCGCTCACAGGTGAGTAAAAAGGTGAAAGAACAACAGGAGTTAGCAATCACGAGGTCTAAAATGCTGAATACGGGCGATTTGCAGTCGAGAATCGGTGACGAAGAAGACAAGAAGGTCATCGGCATGATTGCAGCCAAGTATTTTGGCGACCTTCCGAGCGTGGACATGAACAACCCGATTGAAGTGCAGCAGCGTCTTGACTTCTTCTTTGACGCTTGCATCGAAGCCAGAATCTCCCCTGTTGTGGAATGGATTGCACTGGTGCTGGGCATCGAATGGGTGAGCCTGAAGCAGATTATGGCGGGCAAGCGCCGTGACGACAGCTTGCAGCAGAAGTACATCCTAAAGCTGATTCTGCAAATGCAGTCCATGTGGGCGTACAACGGTATGTACGGTCAGGAGAACCCGGCAGAGTGGATTTTCCGAGCCAAGAACTACTTTGGTATGCGTGACAACGTAGAAGTTACCGTTGCGCCGCCGGAACAGCCGTTGGGCGATACCCAGAGTGCAGAACAACTCGCCCAGAAGTACCAGACGGCTTTGCCGAAGGGGATTGATGTGGAGTACAGAGAGGTGGAAGAACATGAATAACGGTGATTTCATTCGCTCCATGACGGACGAGGACATCAGGGAAAACCTGACACCGGGAATCTGCGAGCTTATCAAGCATCGAGACCCGGAGCGTTGCCAAAACCGCGAGCATTGCTTTCATTGCGTTAAGGACTGGCTGAAAGAGGAAAACAAAATCATGGTGAGGGCTGACCAATGGGAAAATTGATTGACTTTTCTGACCCATGCCTACTCACGTTCCTACCTGTCCTCTTACAAGACCACACGACAGGCAAGAACATCATCTGGGCGACAGACCCGCCGCCTGAACTGGGCGTGGGCTTTGCGGATGAAATCACGCTGGAACAACTGGACAAGGTTCAGCTTGTCCCTCGTGTGCAGAAACGGCTGGCAGACCAGAAGAAGCGCACCAGCAAGAAAGCAGAGGTGTTTACGCCGACTTGGGTTTGCAAGAAGATTGCAGACGTTGCTGAAAACGACCTGAAGGGCGTGAACTGGAAGGAGTACATCAACAAGACTTGTCTTGAAGTTACCTGCGGCGAAGCGCCGTTCCTCACAAGCCGATACGATACCACAACAGGGCAGATGATTGCCGTGCCGGACAGAATCGGTCTGCTAGATAGGAAGCTAAATGTTCTGGCAAAGCAGTTCCATGACTACGATATGTGGATGTGCTGGGCAATCAATGCCTACGCATCGACATATGGATATGAGTGGCAGGGAGACAATCTCTTGCTGGCACGGTGCAACCTGTTTCTGACGTTAATCGAAAATTTCAGGTATCGGTTTGATGCCGAAAAGCTGGAAATTGGCTTCATGCCAATTTTCCTTGATTGCATCGCAGACACTATCTCATGGAACGTCTGGCAGATGGACGGTCTGAAAAAGACCGTGCCGGGCACGGACATTCCGTGCAAAATCAAAGACTGGAAAGCTGACAAAGAAATTCTGTTTAAGGATGTGGGGGAGGAAAAATAAAATGAGCAGTTCCGTAGAATATGCAAAATCAGAACTTGCACGTATTACGAAAGACGGAGACGGGTTGCAGAATGCAATCAATAAGAACATCCTTGACATTATTGAACTTTTTGCAAGTCAAGGCCATAGCGGATTTACCGCTGGGTATGCAATGTCTATTCTGGAGCGACTTTTGCGCTTTAAGCCGATTACTCCGCTGACTGGCGAAGATGATGAATGGATTAATGTGTCGAACGAAATGGGGCAAAGATGCTTCCAAAATAAACGATGCTCAAGCGTATTCAAGACCACTGATGCACAAGGTAACACGATTGAAGTACATGACATTGACGCAATCGCTTATTCCGACAACGGTGGCCTTACGTGGTTTACAAGTAGCCGATTTCGCAAAAATGTGACGTTTCCCTATGAGCCACCTACGCACCCGGAAAAAATCTATATCGAATACACGGAAGATGTTCCGCTTGGCTGGTCTAGCGACAAGTATGAGATTATCACTGACGACAAGGAACGTATCGAAGCGTTGAGAGCTAAGATGCAGAAGAAATTTGATGAAAAGGAGCACTAATGCAGACTGACAGAGGAATCTACCACAAGCGAGTGTGCGACCGCTGCGGAGCGGTTCTGGGCGGCAGGATGATGAACCCTGACGAATACTTCAAGGACTGGGCGTGGCGCAGGGACACAGGCGACCTGTGCCCGGAGTGCTATGCAGAGTATAAGCGAGTGATCGGGCGGTTCAACAGGGGAAAGAGAGGGCAGAAAAGATGAAAAGATGCTCTGTATGGCGTTGCAAACAGTGCGGCATGGTTATCTACAGCACCGAAGATGCGAAAATTCCTGACAATGCGTTTGACGAACTTTTTAGCATTGAAACCGTTTGCAATAACTTAAAAGGGTTTAATTTACCGAGCGTAAAATTCACGCATAAATGCGACCCGCAGACAATAGGCTTGTGTGACTTTATTGGATGGAGGAAGTACGAATGAACTTCTACTGCACCACCGAACATTGCTCTTGCATGGGCATCAAACAGTTCTCTGCTGGCAAGGCTATCCGATGCACAGCAGAATCCTGCAAGAACAAGTCTGAACCGTCCTGTGGCTCTTGCAAATGGTACGCAGAGCCGGAGGGCGTGTGCATGAATGACCAGTCAGAACACGTTGCAGACTTCGTGTGGGACGAACGTGGATGCAAAGAATGGGAGAAGAAAGATGAGCGCTCGACCGATTGATGCTAATGCACTACGGAAACGCATCGAAGAATGGATGCAGGAATTAGAACAAGAGTTTACTGTCGAGTACGCCTACATGGGCTATGCGCTAGACGATGTGCTTGACTACATCGACACAGCGCCAACAATCGAGGTGAAAGACAATGGCTAATTATCCAGAATACCTTGAACGAAACGCACTTATTGAAAGAATCGAGAAAGCATATTGTGATGGCTGCGAAAACTACAATGGAGTTAGATGCAGTGCTTGTGGTATTGGCGATGCAATTGAAATTGTGGAAGATGCCCCGACAGCTTTAGAACGTACTGCTAGATGGATTGTACAGGACGATACATTTACAAGGTTCGAGTGTAGCAGATGCCACACAAAAAATCATCACACACGTTGGGACTATTGTCCCTCTTGTGGAGCGAAAATGGAGAACGCACATGGCTAACACCCTTTGGCATCCAGCAAGCGAACCACCACGAGAGCGAACGAATCCTTTGTTGCTTGCGACTAAGACAACGTGGCATGATAAAGATGGAAAAATGTTGCAAGGATTCTCACCGATAGCGTACTTTCTTGGCTGTTACGCAGACGGTCAGTTCTGGGATGAGATAGGCGAGAGACTGCCAAAAGATGTGACGGTGACGCATTGGATGGCGTTTCCGATGGTATGAGGTGATGGACATGGACAAGTATGTATGGCATTCCGTGCGTGATGAGTTACCACCGTCAGATGCTCCGATGCTGATTTTGATGGTAAAACACATTTACCAAAACGAAAACGACTATGAACGGTACATGAGACTTGGGTTCTATGCACCAGCATTCGGGGAAAAGGCGTGGAGAGACGAGTTTAACGACCCGCTGGAACACGGTGATTGGTACATTGTAACGCACTGGACGTATGCGCCAGAAGAGCCAAAGGAGGCTTGAGTATGACGAACAAGAAGTTTGGAATCATCGTTATGGACTTGAGCCTTTTTGACTTCGGGCCGAAACCGCCTTGCGGGTACATCAAGGCAAAACATATCCGACCAGCGTACGGAAAAGGTGCAAGGCCTGTAAAGGCGCATAAGCGAATCACGAGAACGAGAGAGGGGTTCAGAAAGTGAAAAAGCTTAAATTTCCTGATGATTTCTTTGCATACGACAACCCGGACTGCCCCGATAAGGACATTGAAAAAGCCGTGAACAGGATGAAGAACTGGATGAAGGGCGAGACCTACAAAAGCAACCCTTGGTTCTTTATGGCTGCTGGTAACTATCTGATTGTCGGTCTGATTGCTGAGGATGGGCAGAAAACAATCTACGTTGCACGGCAGTATTATGAGATAGTCAACATTCCGGGCGAAGGCTGGCTGCGTGAGCCTGACGCTGAGTGCCTATTCTGAGGAGGATTAAAAATGGAAGAACTTAAGAGATGCCCGTTCTGCGGGTCTATTCCTACGTTATATCATGATGGATTGCATCAAGTGGATTCAAAGAGAAGATACCACACAACATGGATGATTCTGTGTGAAAAGTGTAATAATGCATCAATGAGCAATAGCGCTTACTATAGCTTTGATGAAGATGGCGTTTTGTCACCGTATGACGAAAAAGACGGACGACAAGAAATCATCAGCCGGTGGAACAGCCGTTACAAAGAGGATTAAGTATGGAGCAGGGACACAAGCCGAGAACATCAATGATTCTTCTGTTGGAACACGTTCATGCGATGGACGAGCTGACAGACGAGGAATTTGGAGCATTCGTCCGCAACTATGCACAGTATGTTGAGACTGGGATTGAGCCAGCGTACGACGACGATCGTGCTATGCGGATGCTCTGGAAAGTTGTTAAGGCGTTCGATGATATGAATGCACAGAAAAGACAGGAGCGAATCGAGAAAAACAGGCGGAGCGCAAATAAGCGTTGGAACGATGAAAAATGCAAGTGCATACAAACGCATACTAATGATGCAAACGCATGCATTGGTATGCAAAATATGCAAATGGATGCAAACGATGCCTTATCTGTATCTGATTCTGTATCTGAATCTGATAAAAAAGAAAAATGTGAAAAGAAAAATACCAACGAAGTAAAACGCTTCAAAGCTCCGACTGTCGAGCAAGCAAGAGAATACTTTTCCGAGAAGGGCTACATGGAATCAGAAGCAGAGCGGTTTGTTGACCACTTCACGGCAAATGGCTGGAAGGTCGGCAAGTCGCCTATGAAAGACTGGAAAGCTGCTGCACGGAACTGGATGCGTAACGTGAAGGACTGGAACGGTGGCTATCAGCAGACAATGGCTGAATTGCCTGACGAGGGAGACTTTCTGCGGTGAATATTGAAAATCAGACCCAATACATCCTGCTAGGAGCAGTCCTCACGTTTTCGGAATACGCCGATGTGCTACAAGACCTTAAAATCGACGATTTTTGCCCAGAACTGCGTGATACATTTGCTGCCATTCGTGGTTATTGGGAACACAACGACAAATGGAACCCGGTAGAAGTCATGGGGCGGTACGATAACTGCAAGAAAGCAATGGGTGAATGTCTGGATGCCTTCGGCGCAGAGTTCATCCGCAACGTCACCCATGATATGATGCTTGGATGGGCTGGAATCGTCAAGGAACAGGCAGCGTTGTCCAGAGCCAGAGAGATTGCGTTCAAAATCGTTGATGGTTCGACAAGATACGCAGACCTGACAGGCATCTATGAGCAGCTAGGCGAAGCTATCAACCTGCACAGCGAGAGAAGCGATTTCATTCCGATGTGCGATGGAATAGACAACTACATCCGCAAGCTGGATGATAAGCCGGAGTATATCAGCACGGGGCTTAAAGTGTTGGACAATAACTTGCATCTTGTGCCGGGCAACTTCGTTGTGATCGGCGGCAGACCGTCTGCTGGTAAGACTGCACTGTCCTTGCAGCTTGCCTGTGAAATAGCAAAGAACGGACGTAAGGTGGCGTATTTCAGCCTAGAGACCGACCCTGATACGCTCTACGCTCGTATCATCGCAAACCAGCTAGGCGTACCGTTGCATACGGTCAAAAACAAGACCGTCAGCATTAACGAACTTGACCGACTAGCAGCCATCAAGAAATATCCGCTGTTCGTTCGCTCCGCTGCTGGTAAGAGCGTTGGATGGATTAGAACGCAGTCCATCAGGATGCAAGCCAAAGTGGTTTTTATCGACTATTTACAGCTTATCCATCAAGCCGGAGCGAAAGACCGATACAGTGCCGTTACGGAAATCAGCATGGCCCTGCACGAGTTCGCACAGTCCACAGGAACGCTGGTGGTAGCTCTTGCACAGCTCAATCGAGAGACAGCAAGAGCGGGCATTCCACCGACTGCCGCAGACCTACGAGAGAGCGGACAGATCGAGCAGGACGCAGATGCAATCATTCTGCTGGCGCAGAACGTGACTACAAAAAAACGACCAGAGCCGCATTATCATTTTGCGCTTGAAAAGAACAAAGAGGGCAACGTAGGGTCACTGGACATCACGTTCCAGATGGAAACACAGCAGTTCAAAGAATGCGTGTGGATGTAACGAGAGGAGAATAGATATGAAATACCGCAAGAAGCCAGTTGTTATCGAAGCATTCAAGCTCAATGCACGAGGACTTGTTGGAGAAGATTGGTTCTGGGATGCAGTAAGTAGCAATGATATTATCACGCATGACTTCGGAAAGTTTCACGATGACCCTGCGTGGTGCGAGATTAAAACGCTCGAAGGGACTATGATTGCGAGGACAGGCGATTATATCATTCGTGGCGTAAATGGCGAAATCTACCCGTGTAAACCTGACATTTTCGAGAAAACATACGAAGCGATTGAGTGATAGCAGCCTAGCATCGCTTCTGCGTTCGTATCATCCAAGTAGAATAGGCAAGAAAAACAAATAACAGAGTCGGGGCGATAAGTTTACCGTCTGAACCCAATAAACATTTTCCGTCAATGAAATTACAGACGCAAAAGGGCTACCAGCAATGGTGGCTCTTTTCTCTTTTTTGCAGAATCCACGAGAGAGCCTGTTTTAAGGCGTTTTAGATGCTAGATGATAACTTTATCGACTTCATCACAAAAACGCGCCACAGACGCTTGTAGACGGCTCTCCGTTGATGCTGATGGTGCATTCCAGATTAGACCACGCAACCAGACCGATGTAAAAGCTGGGAGAACGACTTTTCATGGCAAGACGTGAAAGTTATCGGGTCAATCAGAAAAACGCGGCAGACAGGCTCTTACACGCTTTTCCCGCGATGATAGCAGCCAGATGGGCAGACGACATCGACTATTTGTCTGATTGCAGGGCAAAGCAAGAAAAAGCGAAGAATGGCTGCGACTATCGGCAAAATGCGTTTGCATGCGAATGGATGCACATGATGCGTTTGCATCCAATCTTCCCCCCTTTTCTTCCCCCTCTTTCCCCTACAACCCCTATTACCCCCTATAATCCCCCTAACTCCCCCCTCAAACAAATAAATTGTTTGAGGCCCCCACGTTAAAATGGTGAGACAACTGCGACAACTCACGACAACCAGATGTTTCGCAAAGGTTCTTCCCCCCTACAACCCTCTATCTCCAAAAGCTATACCGTTAGCCAGCAGGCCAGACCGTAGGCGAGAACTAGCGTGAGGTTCGGACTGGTGGATGGTCTACGACTATTTTACATGGAGAATTGACTTCATTTTGTAGCAGGTAAAATATGTAGAAATGTTGCATTAACTATTCCTAGTAGAATGCTATGGATTGAATATAATACCATAGTGAGTTACTGGGAATTAAATTGAGCAGGAACAGACCGAATCGGATGATACGACTATTCCAGCGGAATAATCCCTAGATAGTTACTAGGATATATAAGTGTATATTATAATAAGTACTGTTGGTATACGAATTTGGTATGGCTAGACGAGAATAAAATTGACGGGTGTGTTGACATATATTGATTTTTGGGTGGTCTTATGGCTTAGTGACTATCGCATCTCTCTTTTCCTAAAAGGCGAACGACTATTTCACGCAAAAAACACACGACTATTTGACGACAATACGCAAGAAAACATACGACTATTACTCTACGACTATCACAAAACAGCTCGCTGCTATACTATATATAGGACTTTCAAACAGTGGCCGTATGACGACTTTACGACTATTCCACGACTATTTTATCGGAGAAGCTACGACTATTGGCTACGACTATTCCAGCCGGAACGCTGCGACTATTGCTGACCTCTATTGGCTATCGGGCGAAAGCCCGAAAAGAGACGCGGCGGTAGCCGTCAATGGTTCCACGCCGCCGTGCCAGGAAAAAACATAATGCCAGGCTTAATGCTAGGCTAACACATGCCAGGACTCCGGCCGCCGGGCTGGCATGGTCTGCGCTATGATGCACCGCCGGGCATGGATCCATAACAGGGCGCATAGCTGCACCCTTATATACCTTATTATAATAGGGCGGTTGTGCTGGTCTGTATGGCGTTCGGCGCGTCGGTGGTATCTGATATTGGTGCAGGTACTACGTTTGACGGTATGCCCTCCGGTGCTGCGCTGGCGGTGTATAGGCGGCTTGTGTATTTATTGTATTGTGTGCGCTGGAATGGGTCAAATTAACGGAAAAGCCGCTGCAAAGCTCTGTAAACGGTTTTGTCTCTGTGGCAGTATAATTGCACGGACGGCAGAAAAGCCGCTGTAAACGCTTGTGCGTGGCTGATACGCTGTCGGGCAAAAAGAAAAGCCCTGCACCATCAGCAGGTGCAAGGCAAAAGAAAAGCCCGGCCATTTCTGACCGGGCGGAATGCTTTTTATTTGGACGCCTTAAACAGCGCAGAAAAAAACCAGAAGAAAAACAGAAGCGCGGATAAAATCATTTTTGCATCTCCTTTAACCCTTCGAACTACTCAAACCGCCCGCCCTCAAGATCAAGAAGCAAGCTGACCTGTTTTTCGCTCAATTCATCAATTTTCATTTTTTTGACCTCCATTATACCACGCTGAAGCGCTTGTAAGTAGTTTTGCTGCTGCACTCTGCGTATACATCCGGGTGCAGCGTCTTTAAAAGCTTGCTATCCAGTCGGACGCTTTGAACGTCCTTATAGATAGCCTTTGCCGTACCCTGTACCATTTCCGGCGCACCTTGCATCATGCAGATGATATCTGCTTTAATGCTTTCGTTCATTGCTTCAAGCTCTTCCAACAGCCGCTTGTTTTCGCGGTACTCGTTCACCTTTTCTTCGAATAACGTCATTTTTTAGCCCTCCAATTTTAAATTGCATTCATAACACGGAGAAGTGCAGCAATTGCAGCGTCGCGCAATTTTTCGCGCCGGTCCTTGTCAGATGGGTTTAATTTAACGTACTTTCTGCACAGGTCCTTTTCACGTTCGATCTCTTTATTGATGGCGTTGATTACATCGTATTTTTCCATTTTTTCAGCCCTCTTTGTTAACTGTTAAGAAATGCGATCATTACAAGCGCGCCGCTGATCATGCCGCCCACATACCAGATTGCGGCCCACTGAGCAAAATCAAGAGTAATCATGTTGTAAACCCTCCGTTAGTCAAATTCCGGCATAGCCAGAATGATTTTTTTGCACCGCTCAACGCTGAGGCGGTAGGGCTTGGAGCGGGTCAAGTTGTCCGCTACAATCTGAGTGTATACCATCAACGGCAGCTCAAACAGCCCGGCGCACTTGGGATAAAGGCGCACCGCCTGATTTCTGATTTCAGCGTTGATTTCATCTGTTCTCGTCATGGTTTATACCTCCGTGTACCCGTCTGCAATGGCCAGCGCCTTGATAGTGTCCATATCACGCTTTGCTACAACGGGGACGTCCTTAGATACCCAGTCGTCAGGCGCACGGGAAAAGGTTTTTGCGTTTGTGTCGATGCACAGATAATGCGCCATGCCACATGCGGTGCTCTTGGTTCTGAATTCCAATTTCATTTTTTTAGCCCTCCTTATAATACAGATCGTTAGAGCGGCAAATTTTGCGGATACGAAAACAGGCTTGTTTTAGCGCTTCTGCCTGTACATCAAGCCACGTTTGACCGTTGCCCGGCTCGCTTGCGCCCTCGTGCTTGCGCTTGTACATGGATGGAGTACAGACACGGGCGGCAATGTCGCCAGACCACACAAGGGAGCAAGCCCCCGCGCTATAATGGTGCCAGTTATTCGCGCCATTAAGTGCCCACCGCTCAAGCTCTGCGCCATCAAAAGGCAAGCGCTCCGCGTCGTTGGCATGCTCCTGGATATCCTCCAGCAGGTCGAGGGCGTACAGCGTGACGGCCTTATCCCATGCGCTGCGGTCGTGGCGGGCGTTGAGCTCGGCTCGGATGGTATCTGCAAGTGTGGTATAATCAGGGGTGACAGTCTGGGGCTGTTCTGCGGTGAGATCAATAATGGTCGTTGCGGCTGCCGCGGAAATGGTGTTGACCTGTGCGGTGTTGAGTTCGACGATCTCACGGACGTTCTGACCTACAAAGTGGGCCTTTACAGATTCAACGCTTTCGGCAACTGCGACGGTCGAATTATATTCGTCGTTTCGCTCGGTGATAACGTGATAATACTTTTTCATGGTTTTGGCCTCCTGTTTTGTAACGGTATTTGGTAGGTGTTACGCTTTCTTGCGTCTGATTATATTATACGCTTTCTTGCGTAAATGTCAATAGGTATTTACGCTTTTTTGCGTATTTATTTTTTTAGTTTTGGACTGTCCGCTTTTGCTCAGTTTCGGACACACTGCACAGGCAGTCCAGCGCCGCCGCCGGTATGATCTGCACGGCGTGGCCTGTCTGGTATTGGGTGCAGACGGTGCAGCGTGCCCAGCGTCCGGACGTGTGTATCGTGCCTTGTGTGGTCTGCCTTGCTGCCTGTTGCGTGTTGTTGTTCCGGGCGCGCTGGAGTGGGCGGGGGTGCACCGGAGGGGTATACAGGGAACGCCGGGGGTGGGGGTGGGTCGATAGTCTCCGTAGAAAAAATTCAAAAAAGGCGTTTTTCGGGGTTCGTGTTGCCAACACCCACCCCACCTTCACAAAACGAAACCTATCCGATTGTGCAAGTCTCCAAAAATTCCAAAAAATACAAAAAGACCCCTTTCGGAGCCTAGATTGTGCTATAATCACTTTGTGGTGTCACAAAGGAGGAATATGAAATGAACCAAAAGAATGACAAAAATAAAGAAAGACGCGAAAAGAACGAAAAGATCGCCGCTTCAATATGGGGCATCATTATCGGCGCCGCTCTTTTGGTTTTTGGCGTGTATCTTATGGCACATGGTATTTCAAACGTTATATAAAATTCTGGCCAAAGAAAGGAAGAATCAAAAATGAGAAAGAGAATCATTGCGGCGGCTCTAGCAGCAGCTATGATGCTTGCTATGCCTATTAGCGCAATGGCAACTGCAAAGCCTGATGAATGGTCTGCTCCCGTTGAGCTGGAAGAAACTAACGCAACGCAAGTTCAGCCAATAAACATTAAGGAATCCCATAGTCACCTTGAAACCAAATACGAGTACGGTAAAACGAGATACTATGTGTTCTACGCTGTATTGGTTGAAAATCCTAACACCGATTGGGCGGTCGATTTTGTTTCATTGAATGTCACAATATACGGCGAAGACGGGTCCGTCTTAAAGACCGGTTCTGAAACGCTGGACTGGGTTGGCGAGGGTGACTCTTATTGGTTCGGGGATTATATCGCTTTTGATTCTGACGGCGTTAAGCCAGCAAGAATTGAATACACGACAAGCGCAGAGAACTGGAATGTTCACGAAGCAAGCCCTGCCAATCAGATTGTCCGTGCTGGCGAGCTTGCTGTTACAAACGTTTCTAAACGTGGCTCCGGCTATGATTTACGATTTACTGGACAGGTTACGAACAACAGCCAGTTCACAAGCAATGCGGTCAAGGTCATTGTCCTTTACAAGATGAAAGACACCGAAGGTAATGAAGTTCCTGTCGGCGGTGAGTATACTTACATCATGGATAGCCTTGCTCCGGGCCAAACAGCATCGTTTGAGCTTCATCCATTGAGTGGATTTACTGGTTATAGCTCTTATGAAGTGGTTGCCATTCAAGATTAACGCATAATACAAAAGCCAGTGGTTAGAGAACATCTAGCCGCTGGCTTTTCTTATTAGACGTTATACGCTTCTGCGGATGCTTGCATAGGCCGACATTTTTTGATATAATAGACCACGAAAGAAAGGCTGCTTGCAGCACCTTCTTTTGTAACGGATAAGCTATCAGCTAAACTTTGGTAGGTGGGTGCTGATAGCTTATTTTTTTATTTTTTTCTTGACAATTTACGCTAGAAAGCGTATACTAGCATTAAAGAAAGAGAGGAACGAAAAATGGCCGCAACGAATAACAAGGTGAACTCAAGTGAAATTCTTCGTGACATAATGAAGAATCAGCATAAAACATACGAATATCTCCGGGAAAAGCTTGACTACAAAACCATTTCCAGCGCATCTTCTCGTGTCCTCGCTGATGATATGAAATTATCTACAATGGTTCAAATTCTTGAGGTTTTCGGGTACAGACTGGTCGTAGAACCTGCAAATGGGAAACTTACCCGTGCTGGCTGCTATGAAGTAGTAGAGGAAAAGGACGGTGAACCTGAATGATCTACGGTTACGCTCGTGTCAGTTCCGCTGGACAGGCGATTGACGGCAACAGCCTTGAAGCTCAGTCGGAACTTCTGAAAGCCAACGGAGCACAGAAAATCTTTTCGGATGTTTACACCGGCACGAAGCTGCATCGACCTGAACTGGATAAGCTGATGGCTGAAATCCAGCCAGGAGACACGCTGATCGTGGCGAAACTTGACCGTATTGCTCGTTCCGTGAAGGGCGGCATTGAAATTATTGACAACTTGCTTGCGAAAGACGTGTCCGTGAACATTCTGAATATGGGTCTGATGAACAACACATCGACCGGAAAACTGATTCGTAACGTTATGCTTGCCTTTGCAGAGTTTGAGCGTGACATGATTGTTGAGCGTACAAAAGAGGGCAAGAATATTGCCAGTCAGCGCCCCGATTACAAGGAAGGCCGCAAACCCACCGAGTATGACCGTAACCTTTTTGACGTTCTCCATAAGCAGGTGGAGAAGCGCATTCTCACGGTCACTGACGCTGCCAAGCAGCTTGGCGTGACCCGCCAGACATGGTATCGGATTGCTGAACAGAACAGGTGAAAGTATGGCTAGAAAACTTTACGCAGTGACAAGCGGTGGATACGAGGATTATCATATCATTACTCTGACCAAGAGCCGTAGACGTGCGGAGAAAATCGCAGAGATGTACGATGCCGATGTTGAAGAATACGAGGATAGCGAAGAGCTGACGGCAAAACCACTCACTTATACGGTTTATGCCTATGGTGGCGCAGATTGCTGTGAATCGCATTTAGATAACGTTGAGAAAAATGTTATCATTGGTCAAGGATTTGCTTATGTCGATGCGTGGTCTAAGCAGGATGCAGAGCGGAAAGCTGATGTTGTTTTCAAGGAAGTCCGTGAAAAAATGGAAGCTGAACGCAAGGCGAAAGAAGAAGCATACAGGAGTACTCCTACATGGCTTGCCAAACGCGAAAACGGAAAAATCTACGTCATTCCAGAAGATAGCAAAACAAATGCAAGTGAAGTTTTGTTTGGATGCAGGGCGTTTATCAAGGCTCTCACAATAGAAGAAGCCATGAAGATTGCAGCGGCTATGTTTACGGATTATGACGCAAATCGTGCGAAAGCCTTGAAGTGACATTGTTCGCAACCTAGAATAAAACCGAATATTTGATTTTTGTGCAGTTGTAGGCACTCTTTACATTTTCAGGTAGGGGGTGCCTATTTTTTATGCAACCAAAGCAGTGTATCGCTATCATTGACAGCATCAAAGCGTATGCAAAGCAGAATCCGACAGAAGCGCAGGTCTACGAGGACTGGTTTCAGGCGGTCGTCAACCTAAGGGACGCTCTTCCGCAAGACAAGAGGTTTGATGCCTACAAATACTCTGGCGAGCTGCGCTCTGTCTGCGCAGCCATGATGGGAAAGATGAAAACAGGCGAGGACGTGGCGAAGGTCTATGACATTATCAGCCGGACGTACCTGTTTGAAGCAAAGGATGTGTTCGACAGCTATTGCATTTACCTTGAATGGAATCGTGCGCCGGAGAAGAAGTTCTATCAGCCCAGACGCAGAGTGCTGAAAGTGCTGGCAGATGACCTAGAGGACTTGTTCTATAAGCGGATAGATTTCTTGGGGGTCAGTCTTCCGGCTCGCGTGGGTAAGAGTACGCTGTGTATTTTCTTCATCACATGGCTTATGGGCAACCGCCCTGACGTTGCATCGGTTATGAGCGGGCATTCCGACAAGCTGACCAACGGCTTTTACGGCGAAGTGCTGTCCATCATCACAGACCCTGTGACCTACAACTGGGGGAAAATCTTCCCTGACGTTCAGCTTGTGGATAAGAGCGCAAAGGACGAAAGCGTTGACCTGAACCGAAAGAAGCGTTTCCCCACCCTGACCTGTCGTTCCATCGGCGGTACGCTGACTGGTGCTGTTGAAATTGGCGAGGGTGGCGTTCTGTACAGCGATGACTTGATCGAGGACTTGGAGGAAAGCCTGAACGTTGAGCGTTTGAACAATAAGTACGATGCCTATCTGAACCAGCTGAAAGACCGTAAGAAGCAAGGCGCATTAGAGTTGATGGTCGGCACACGCTGGAACGTGCTTGACCCTCTGGGGCGCATCCAGAGCCAGTACGCAGACAATCCAAAGTACAGATTCCGGGTGATTCCTGCGGTTGACGAGAACGGACACAGCAATTTCAATTATGACTATGGCGTTGGCTTTGACGATGCCTACTATGCCGACATGAAAGCCAGCATTGACGATGCAACATGGTGGGCAAAGTACATGGGCAAGCCTTATGTGCGTGAAGGCCTGCTGTTCCCTGCCGATGAGCTGCGATACTTTAACGGCGTTCTGCCTGATGGCGAGCCTGATCGCAAGCTCATGGTCATGGATATTGCATGGGGCGGCGGTGATTTTACCGCTTGCCCTATCGCCTATGTGTATGGTGATGCCGTGTTCATCCCTGACCTTGTGTTCAATAACGGCGACAAGACAGTGACTAGACCGGAAGTCGTGGGCAAAATTATCCAGCACAAAATCAACGTTGTGCGTGGCGAAGCCAACAACGGCGGCGATGAATACTGTGACGTAGTGGACAGCCAACTCCGGCAGCAGGGCTATCACTGTTCAGTCCGCAGCCAGCGTGCGCCCAGCGGTCAAAGTAAGCTGTCAAGAATCATCCAGTATGCGCCTGACATTAAGCGGTTTTATTTCCTTGACGAGAAACACCAGTCGAAAGAGTACAAAGCGTTCATGGAACAGGTGACGATGTTCACGCAGCTTGGCAAAGTTCCGCACGATGATGCACCGGATAGTCTGGCACAGCTTGCCGATGAACTGTACAACGGAATCAGTAAAATTGAGCCTGTCAAGAGGCCATTTTGATTAAAAACACAATATATTGTGTTCGCTGGGTCTATTTATTTGATTTCACCACTTGACAAGGCTTATAATGTACACAGGAAGTTTTGCAGCTTCCCTTAAAGGAATAGCTTGCACGCGGGGTTTTGTCATTTTTACTCGCGTGCGTGTCAACAAGCATATTCCTCCTTTCACCGGTGAAGGTTTTCTCACTCTTTCGCCTTCACCGGACTTTATATGTTGCGTTTCCAATTGTAAGGGGAATGCCAGCCTGTCTCCCCCACGGCTGGCAAGCAACGGTTCGATTCCGTTACGCAGCACAACCAACTACCTAGCTTTGCATGGACTTATTCTCCAAAACCTCCACCGCTATTCCCGGCTCTCAATGTGATGTTTAGACATGACATTGCAAAGAGCAGCGGTTAACCAATCAAGCCGGGTTTCTATGTTGCATTAGCTCAGCCAGGCTAGAGCATCCGGCTCATAACCGGACATACATTGGTTCAAATCCATTATGCAGCACCAAAATTGCAGCTTACCCGTTTACGTCTGTCCGACAACTGAATGTAAAGGCTGCAATGGTTTTCTTCGGGCGAAGAATAGCACGGCTGGAAGTGCGAACAGTTTCCCAGTAGCTTCTGACAGGTCTGTGCTCAACAGCCTGTTTCCAGAAATCCAACGAAAGGAGCACAGATGGTAGCAAAAGTCAGATGCAAGCGTCCTCGAAAAGACGCAAACGGCAATCCGTGTGATTGCGGACGTTATCTTGGCGAAGTAGAAGGCAAGTTCTCTCTTCTGTGCCCTCTTTGCCATTGGATTACAATTGGAGATTCCAACCTTCCGAAAGAAACATGGGTCTCCGTGCCAAAGTTCAAGAACTAAATAGCTTTTGAAGCGCAGTTGTAAGCGCAGTGAGATAGACCTTAACAGGTTTGTCTTGCTGCGCTTTTTATTTTGCCAGAAAGGAGGAACGCATGGCTGAGTATCAGATAGTTGTTGACGGCTTCTTGAATGAACCGCTGACCGGACGTAGACCGATTGAAACGCCGGAGACGGAAATCAATCGGGAAAATGTGCTGAAAGTGGTAATGGGCAAAGCAGAGCCTATTCATCTGCTGAACAAGAATGAGATTCGTTTCTTGCACAACTACTACTTGGGCAGTCAGCCCGTTCTCCTCCGCACGAAGGAGTATCACGCTGAAATCACCAACCGTATTGTAGAGAACCACGCCAACGAGTGCGTGGGCTTTTACACAGGCTACATGAGCGGCACTCCTTGCTCTTATGTGCGGTCTGAAACGGCAACAGGTGACGGTGAGGAAATCGCCCGCCTGTCCAACGCCTTGCAGTATGAGGGCAAGGATGCGCTTGATCGGCGGCTCTGGCAGTGGATGTTGGAGTGCGGACAGGGATACCGCATTGTTCTTCCTGACAAGGGGTACAACGGCAACTACCCAGATGAAACGCCCCTGCTGGTGGATGTTCCCGACCCGGATATGGCGTATGTGATTTACAACTCCGGCATTGGGCACAAGCCCATCGCCAACGTGCTGCACATCCCACGCAATTATCAGAATGACCTGAACGACCTAATTTGCGTGTATACGCCGAACCAGTACTTTGAAATCGACAACGGCAAGGTTACGAAATCGGAGAACCATTCTCTCGGAATGTTGCCTATGGTCGAATATAAGCTGAACCCGGAGCGTATGGGCTTGTTTGAACCGGCTATCCCTGTGCTGGATGCCATCAACGACCTCGAAAGCAACCGCCTTGATGGTGTGGCACAGTTCATCCAGTCCATCATGGTGTTTACCAACTGCCTTGTGGATGATAACGCACTGAAACAGGTCAAAGAACTTGGGGCAATGTGCTTGAAATCTACAACCAGCTTGCCCGCTTCTGTTTCTCAGATTGCAAACGAGCTTGACCAGCAGCAAAGCCAGACTCTGCTTGATTCCATGTTGAACGTGTACCGCAGTCTGACTGCTATGCCTAGTGCCACTGGCAGCGAGAATGCAACGTCCGACAACGTGGGTGCAGTCATCGTCCGCAATGGTTGGAATCACACAGAAGCAAGAGCGCAGCAGTACGAGAATATGTTCAAGTACGCTGAACGCCAGAGCCTGTCTGTAATGCTCAAAATCCTACGTGATACGGCTGGTTCTAAGCTGATGGCAAGTGACATCAACATCAAGCTGCCACGCCGTCAGTACGATAACCAGCAGAGCAAAGTTCAGATTTTTGCACAGATGCTCAGTCAGAGCATTGACCCACAGTTGGCGTTTATAACGCCAGGGCTGTTCCCTGACCCGCAGGCTGCTTATGAAATGAGCAAGCCCTTCCTGATTGCCGCTGGAAAGCTAGGCAAGGATGGGAAAGCACCGAAGCCGCAGGAACAGCCTGTAGACCATATTGTTGACGATAACAAAATGTTGAACGAACAGGCCGGCGAAAAGAACGGAGGGGAAAAATGAATTTTGCAAGTGCTTTGTTTTCTCTTAAACGAGGTCGTAAAATCAAGCGTCATCATTGGACCGGTTATTGGTGCTTGGGGACTAAAGATTCTAAAAAGCCTTATGTCGAAATGCACTGTTACGATGGCAAGATTGTAAATCTTGTTGATTCGGAAGATATTTTGTACACCATGGAAAATATGGCGTGTGACGATTGGGAAATCGTTGATGAATGGAAGTAAAGGCTTTCGCCTTTGCATATTCCGGCAGGGAAGCCGGGATACAAATTTCGCAGCGTTGCAGGGAAGCAACGATAAAAAAACGCAGGAGGAAATTAACGATATGAAACTCAATGTGTTGCTTGGTGATGCCTACAAAGAGGGCATGACCGCCGATGAAATCATTTCTGCGCTTGAAAAGGTTGCAGACCCTAACGCAGAGGTGGAGAAGCTGCGTAACGCCGTGACGAAAGCCAATGGCGAAGCTGCTGAGTACAAGAAGCAACTCAAGGCAAAGCGTACCGATGACGAGAATGCCGCACAGGAGCAGGCTGAAAAGCTGGCAGAGATGCAGAAGCAGATTGAAGCCTTGACTGCCGACAAGGAGAACCTCGTCAAGGAAAAGACCCTTGCATCTTACCGTGAGAAGTTCGTTGCACAGGGTTATGACGCTGAACTTGCCAACAAGGCTGCATCTGCACTGGCTGACGGTGACATGGATAAGGTTTTTAAGTTTCAGTCGGAGTTTATGACAGCCCATGACACCGCATACAAGGCTTCCCTGCTGAAGGATATGCCCACACCTCCGGGTGCGGATGGCAAGGGCGGTTCTGACAGCGAAGGCGTAGCGTTTGCTAAGAGCCTTGCACAGCAGAACGCAAATACTTCTAAGGCATCGAGTGACGCAATGAGCGCTTTCCATTAACAAGGAGGAAAACATGAAGTTTACCCGAAACACGGTCAACGGAATCAACGATACCATCCTTGCTTCCAATGACTACACCGCCATTCCCTTTACCGTGACCGAAACTGCTGCGGTTAAGGCTGGCTATCCCATGACGCTGGCTGGCAAGAAAGCTGTTGCTGCTGGTGAAACTGGTTCTAAGACCATCAACGCTGACGGTATCCTGCTGTATGACGTTGACCCGGCAGAGAACCCCAATGCTTCCCTGCTGATTCGTGGTGTTATCGACACCAAGAAAGCTGCTGCAAGCTCTGGCTTCACCTATGATTCTGATGCGATCACTGCTCTCAAGACCGCCGTTCCTGGCATCTTCTGCCGTGACAACATCAGCGTGAACGCTTAATAGGAGGTAAAACAACATGGCACTGAATCTTAAGGAAGTCTTTGCCCCGGCTGCGATTGCCGCCTATTGGACGAACGACCCCACCAATGCGATGCCCTTTGCATCTGACGCACTGTTCCCCGCAAAGAAGAAGGCCGGTCTCGACCTGAAGTGGCTGCGTGGCCACAAGGGCGTTGGCGTGTCCCTGATGCCCAGCGCATTTGACGCAAAGGCTACGTTCCGCACCCGTGAGGGCTTCAAGTTCGATGAGACCGAGATGCCGTTCTTCCGCGAGGGCTACCATCTGGGCGAGAAAGACCGTCAGGAAATCCTGCGTGTTCTGGACAGCAACGACCCCTACGCCCGTGACGTGATGAACCGCCTGTACGATGATACCGCACAGCTTATCACTGGCGCACGCATCGTACCTGAGCGTATGATCTGGCAGCTGCTGGCTCCCGCCAATGGCGTTCCCGGCATCACCATCAAGGCAAACGGTGTGAACTACACCTACAACTACGACCCGGACGGCACTTGGAAGTCCACCAACTACAAGGAAGTCTCTGTCGCAAAGTCCAAGTGGAACGTCACCACTGCCACCCCCATTGCTGACCTGAACGCCGCAAAGGATGCTGTTCTGGCAAGCGTTGGCGAGGTCGTGACCGAGGTGTACATGAACACTGCCACCTTCCGCAACATGATCGCTGCGGACGAGGTGAAGAATCGGTTTATGACGGTCACCGCAAAGGCAAACGCCGTTCTGCTGGATGCCGAAGCACGGCAGATTATCGAATCTGCAACTGGGCTGACCATCCATCTGTATGACAAGATGTTTAAGGCAGACCAGTACAGTGCAAGCGAGAAGTATCTGCCCGATGGCATGGTGGTGGTTGCTCCGTCCGGCGCTCTTGGCAGCACTTGGTACGGTACTACTCCTGAGGAAGCCGACCTGCTGTCCGGCCAGTCTGGTGCATCCGTGTCCATCGTGAACACTGGCGTTGCCATCACTACTGAGCTGACCATTCACCCGGTCAACGCCAACGTCTATGCTTCTGAAATTGTCCTGCCGTCCTTTGAGCGCATGGACGCTGTGTACTGCATCAAGGCTTACTAAGGCGAAAGGAGGAAAGTAGCATGGGAGACCAGTATTCCGAAGCGGCAGTCAAGCTTGGGCAGTACATCGCCCCTGCACTTGACCGTGAAATCACGGACGAGGACTACCCGCTCTTCGACCTGCTGCTTGATTTCGCCAAAGACAAGATATTTGCACAGGGCTACCCCTTCGGCAACAGGCCGGACGAGTTGCCCATGCAGTATCAGTCGTTGCAGATACGCATTGCAGCGGAACTGTACAACCACATCGGCGCAAACGGACAGACGAGCTATACCAACAATGGCATCACTCGTGTGTGGGAAAGCTCCGATGTGGCGCAGTCCCTGTTGAATGAAGTGGTTCCGAGAGTAGGTGTTATCGGCTGATGTTCAATGGAAGCCCGCTGGATAAACGCCCGCTGTGGTATTCAAACCCGGTCGGCGAGAAAACGCCTGTTGTGGACGAATGGGGCAACGAGACTGGCGAATCTGCATACGAATCGTGGAGCGAACCCGCAAAGCTGATGCTGAATGTCAGCCCTCCTACTGGTTCTGCGGAAGCAAACCCTTTTGGAGCGTTCACGGATTACAGCTACGTTGTCAGTTCGTCCAGCAAAAAGCGCAACACACCGCTTTATGAAGGCACGCGCGTCTGGTTTCAGACAGACGTTTCAAAGCCCTTCAATTACATTGTGGTCAAGGTCGCAGAGCATATCACGGATACGAAGTATGCGCTGAAAGAGGTGGCTGCAAGTGAAAATTAAAGTGAGGTTGAGTGATGCCGGGCTTCGTGATGCGGAACGTCAGATACAGAAGTACAAGACCACCCTGAACAAAAAGGCACAGGAGTTTGCAAAGGCGTTGGCTGATAAAGGACTTGATGTGGCAAAAGTTCGTTTTGCGAACGCACAGTATGCTGGTAGCAACGATGTTTCTTGCCATGTTGAGCAGAACGGAAACACCTGCACCATCATTGCAGAGGGCAAGGCAGTTGCCTTTATCGAGTTTGGCACTGGCGCACATCACAACGGATATGGCGGCGAATTACCGCCCGGCGTTGGTGCACATGGTTCCTACGGCAAAGGGCAAGGCGCAAACCGCAGGTGGTACTACTACGGAGAATCCGGCAATGCCGGCACGCCTGTCAAACAGGTGGATGGCAAAGGCCAGTTGAATTACACCGATGGTAACGAGCCAGCTATGGCTATGTGGGGAGCTGTTGAGGAAATGGCTTCTCAGGTCGAAGCAACGTGGAGGGAGGTTTGGAATAGTTGATCGATTATTTCAATTCTATCTTCACGGCTGTTGCTAAGGAGCTGCGAACGCAAGTGCCCGGCATCTTCGTCACTGGTGAAATCAATGACAGCAATGTCAAGAAGTTTCCGTGTGTGCAAATAGAGGAAAACAGCAATCTACCTGTACACATTGATTCTGCCGGGCACAGCAAGTATGCCGCTGTTTCCCTGCGTGTGCGGGTCTACTCCAACAAAACAAGCGGACGCATTGCAGAAGCACGTTCCATCGTTGGAATCGTGGATTCTGTTCTTGAACCGCTTAAATTTTATCGCAAATCGTTTGCCCCGTTGAATGGGCTGTACAACAATTCCGTCTATCGGATTGATTGCAGCTATGGGGCAACAATCGGAGAGGACGGAATGATTTACCGAAACTAAGGAGGTAAACATTCTATGAGTACTGCTATCTCCGGTCTGAATACCACCCTGTATTGTGGCGACAGCGCAACCGCTCTGACGAAGCTGTGCGACATCAAGGATGTGCCCGACCTGATCTCTGAGCCAAACCTTCTGGATGCCACTACTTTGTCTGACCCTATGCAGGTCAACATCTTCGGCATTATCCAGAGCGACACCAAGTCCTTTACTGCCAACTACAACAAGACTGACTACAAGAAGGTCAAGGAGGCTGGCTACGATGAGACTTCCGAGAGCAACACCGTTAAGTATTACGCCCTGAAAATGCAGGACGGCTCCGGCTTCACTTGGCAGGGTATGCATCAGGTTGGTCTGTCCGGCTTTGGCGTGGACGAGGTTGTGGAAATGACCATCAACTGCATCTTCACCAAAAAGCCTGAGTTCAGCGAGACCCTGACTGTCAACGGCGGCTAAACCGCAAAAAATCAAATCAATCAAATCGGGCAGAACTGAACAACGGATTTGGTTCTGCCCCTATTTATAAAGGAGAGCATTTATTATGGCTGCAAAGGTTATCAATTATCATTCCCCTGATGGCAAGAACACTTATGAGCTGACTTTCACCCGTGACAGTGTGGAAGCCGCCGAACGTGCAGGCTTTCAGATTGGACAGTACACTCAGATGATTAATCTGCTGTCCAACTCCCGTGCTCTGTTCTACGGCGCTTTCATTGCACGGAACAAGGGCATCAAGCGCAAGGACGTTGACGAGATGTTCCAGCATACCGAGGAGAAGGAAGAGCTGATGGGCATTTTGCTTGAGATGTTCATGGACGCTTCTAAGTCTCTGCTGGCAACTGACACCGAGGACAAGACCGCAAAAAACGCAACGTGGGAGATTGTGTAACCGCACAATTTCAGGAACCAGGCGGAGAGGGAGAGCCATTCTCCTTCTCCAAGCTGTTTCACGATGTAGAAGCCTATTACATCTCCATCGGTATGACCTACGAGCAGTTCTGGCACGGCGATGTCTGGCTGGCTAAGGTCTACCGTGACGCAGAGGAGCTGCGAGAACGCAGAGCCAATGCAGAAGCATGGAGAAACGGTTTTTACATGGCATCCGCGCTTTCCTCTACGGTTGGCAATATGTTCCGAAAGAAAGGGTCTAGCCCCATCAAGTACATGGATAGACCGATTCCCCTTTCTCAAAAGGAGAAAGACGAGTATGAATACCAACGTGCTGCGGAAGCACAGGAGCGAATCAAACGTATGATGTTCTCCATGATGGAGCAAAAGGATGGTGGTAGTGATGGCTGATGTTGATATTACAAGCTTATCCGTAGAAATCTCTGCGGAATCTCAGGGCGCAGAGCTTAATATCGACAAGCTCGCTACCGCCATTTCTAATTTGCGGACAAAGGGCAACGTGACAAAGGTTGTGAACAGCCTTGATAAGCTGTCCGCTTCCATTTCTGCGCTGAAACAGGCGTCTGCTGGAATGTCCGGGCTGGATAAAATCAATAACTTCTTGAACGGGATTTCCAACGCCAATACGACCGCAAGCGCAAAGAGCATCAACACGGTCGTGAACGCAATCAAGAAGATTCCAGCGGCTGTGTCTGGCTTGAACGGCGTGGACTTTTACTCCATGTCTGGAAGCATTACTCAGCTCACTAACGCTTTGGCTTCGCTGTCCATTCTGGACGCATCGAACCTTAAAGCTCTTGGCAGTGCTTTCAATGCGATCGGGAAGGTTCCCGACCTGACCGACAAGCTAAAGGCGACAGACCTTGATTCTTTTGCAAGTTCTTGCCAGAAGATTTCCGTCGCCCTTACTCCCCTTGCATCTCAGCTTGACAAGGTGGGCAACGCTTTTGCAAAGCTCCCTCCGCAGTTGAGCAAGGTGGTCACACAGGCAAATCGTGTGACCGCAGCCAACGAAAAGCAGCGCAAGAGCTATCTTAGCCTGTCCAATCAGATGAACGGCTTTATGCGGAACATGGCAAAACTGGTTTCGTTGAAAGCTATCGCTGAGTATCTTGGCAACGCTGTTGCGAAGTTTAACGACTTCTATGAAGCAACAGACCTGTTTCATAATGCCATGGGCAATTTGAGCGGTGAAGCGGATACGCTCATTAGTAAGATGCAAGACCTGCTTGGTGTCGACCCGACCAAAGCGATGACCTACATGGCTACCATCCAGAGTTTAGGTACTTCGTTTGGTCTGGCCAGCGACAAAGCATACATTCTGTCTAAGAACCTGACTCAGCTTGCCTATGACGAAGGTTCTTACTGGAACAAGGACGTTGCAGAGACCTTTACCGCAATGTCCTCCGCAATCTCCGGTGAGATTGAGCCTATTCGCCGTTTGGGTGTTGACCTGTCTCAGGCACGGTTACAGCAGGAGCTTCTTGCTTTGGGCTTTAACAAGCAGGTTTCCAGCTTGTCTCAGGCAGATAAGGCGGTTCTGCGTTACATTGCCATTATGAAGCAGACTGCCAATGTGCAGGGCAACCTTGCACAGACCATCCAAAGCCCTGCAAACCAGATTAAGATTCTGAAAGCGCAGTTGGATATGCTGGCGAAGTCTGTTGGCTCTCTGCTCTACCCTGCTATGAAATCCATTCTTCCCCCGCTGATTGCCGCCGTACAACTTATCCGAGAATTTGTCCAGTGGGTGGCAAAGCTGATGGGCGTGAAGGTTGTGTTCACCGATTTCACTAAGAGCGCTGACAGCGTTGGCGGCATCGGTGACGCAATGGATAACACAACCGATTCGACAAAGAAAGCCGCCAAAGCCCTCAAGGACTACACGATGGGTTTTGATGAACTGAACATCATTGACCCCACACAGGGAAGCTCTGGCTCTGGTGGCGGCGCATCTGCTGGCAATATCTTGGGCGACGTAGACTTGTCCGGCTACGATATGTTTAAACAGTACAATGAAGAGTTCGCAAAGCAGATTGATGCTATCAAGCAGAAAATCAAGGCTATGCTTCCTCTTATAGCGACTGTAGCAACCGCTTTTGCCGCTTGGAAGCTTACAAATCTTATTACGGATATTGTGGACGCTATCTCCAAAATGAACGCGCTGAAATCCATTGTTTTGGGTCTTGGTGTTTTTACAGTGGGCATCGTCCTTGAGATTACAGGCATTAAAGACGCGATTGAAAATGGCGTAAATGGAAAAAATTTTGCTGAAATTGTTCTTGGCGCTTTGATTGGGACTACAGGCGCAGCCATTCTTGGCAAAGGAATTGCTCAGTTTATCGTGACCGGCTTTGGCAATACTGCTGTTGGAGCGGCCATTAAAGCAGCTGGCGGCTCTACTGCTGGCGCGATTATTGGAGCAGCAGTTGGCGGAGTAGTAACCGGCATACCTATGTTTGTAACGGGCGTTTATGATGCTGTCAAGAATGGCTTAAACACGTTAAATGGAATTTTGATTCCGCTTGGCTCGACAATGACTGGCGCAGGTATTGGTGCAATTATCGGCTCTCTTGGAGGCCCGATTGGTACAGGCATCGGTGCGTTGATTGGTTTGATTGTTGGCGGTCTGACCGATGTCGGTATTGCGATTTATCAAAACTGGGACAAAATTACAGAATCTCTCGACAAGGCAAGCGAGAGCTTAAAAAACTGGTTTGTAGGCGTTGGCGAGTGGTGGAATGAAAAGTGGCAAGGGTTCAGCGCTAACTTTCAGACTGCATGGGAAAGCCTGCCTGGGTTTGTTCAGCATCCGATTCAGGCGCTTGACCAAGCGAGTGCAGGCTTGAAGCAGTGGTTTGTCGGCGTTGGTGAGTGGTGGAACCAGAAGTGGGCTGGATTCAAAGAAAACTGGGACAAGGCTTGGAACAGTTTGGTTGATACGATCAAAAATCTCCCCGCAAAATTTTTGGACTATGGCAAAAACATCGTTCAGGGCTTGATTGATGGCATCAACAAAGGCATTGAGAACGCAAAGAAAACTGTTGGTGGACTTGCAAAAGCCATCATTGACAAGTTTACAACTGATACTGATATCAATTCTCCTTCCAAGGTTTTTGAACAGTTTGGTATCTATATCGATCAGGGCCTTGCAAACGGTATCACTGAAGCACTTCCTTACGTTGAACAAGCTATGACCAATCTGGTGAACGTTGTTCAGCAGAAGGGCAACGAAATGATTGACTATGGCACGACCACCGCAACGAATTTTGTTGATGGTTTTTTCAACGGTCTGGACAGCAAGTGGCAAGAACTTGATTCCGGCTTGCAGAATGACTTCTTCGGCACAGTGCAGAATCTTTGGAATGCTGTGCAGAGCGGAGATTTGAAAACGGTCGGAACAACTGCTGCTGCTATTATTTGGCAAGCAATGGGAGAAAAAAATCGTTCCGAGGTAAAAACGTATGCAGAAAACTTGGTCTCTCAACTGTCTGACGTTTTAAAAAAAGCAGCCGGAACGCTATTTGATTCTGCATTGCAAATTGGCAAAAACATCTGGAAAGGCATTACCAATAATTTTGGGGATATTGTAAAAAGCGTATCTCAGCTGGGGCAAAAAATTTACAATGGATTTTCCAGCTTAAAAGTTCCACTTACAAATGCAGGCTTTTCTATCAGCAACGGATTACTTGGAGGTCTCGTTAGTAAATTCCCTGAAATTTTAACAGGCGTTGCTGGGGTAATCACATCTATTGGCGGCGCTTTTATGGGCATGCTGGAATCGATTGGTGGTGTCCTGACAAGTTTAGGAATCCCAACGGGTGTGCTGATGCTTGCTGGCGGAATTGCAATCGCCGCCGCAATTGCTGGTATTGTTGCAAGTTTAGGCGGATCCAGATCTTCAGTGAACCAAGATTATTCCAGCTATCCTGGAACAAGCGGATATGATTCTTCTACCGGGTCTACGACATCTACTGGAAGCTACTATCCAAGCTCTTCTACAAGTGAAGTAAGCGTATCTGACTTGAGGAGCGCAGTTCATGATGGTTGCTATGATGCGTTTCTTGATATCTTCCAGCGCTATGGTGATGAAATTACCGGTGGTAAGGAAGTTAGGCTGTTCATCGACGGAAAGCAGATTACTGCTTCGGTCGAAAAGCAGCAGGCTGACCGTGGCGTGCAAATCATGGGTACGGAAGTGTATAGCTATTAAGGAAGGGACGGTGAATTATGCAAGCTCTTGTATCAGTAAACGGCGTAGATTTGCCAGAGCCTTCCTCTTATAGCGCAACGACTTCAACCATCGTTGATTCTGGCCGAAACGTGCAAGGCAAGGTTGTTGGCTCTGTGGTTCGGCACGATGTTGCAAAAGTGGCTCTCAAGTGGAACTACCTTACCGCAAAACAATGGGCTTCCGTTATCGGCCCATTCACTACAAACTTTTATTGCACGGTACGATTTTACAATCAAGCGACAGCTTCTTATTCCACACGCCAGATGTATGTTTCCGACCGAACGGCCGGAATGTGGCGAAGGGGCCCAAACACCGGAAATGTGATGGGCTGGACGGATTGTTCTTTGAGCCTGGTTGAGGTCTAAAGGTGGTGATTTTATATGTCTGTAAAGCCGTCCGATAAGTGGCTTTCACAATATAATAATACGCTTGTACCCGAAACTTTTATTCAGATTACTTATCATGCAGCTGATGATGCGGCGCAAACGGACGCTATTGCAAGTTCAGGTTCGCAAACCGTGTTTAGTAATGCGGCATCCATCACTGACCTGGACATTTCCACTTCTGGAAATTACGCGACTGCTGAAACTAATTTTTGGGTTTTAGATGGAAGCTTTGATATCGTCCCGAATTCTGAACCGTATCAAGAATGCGGCTATGTAAGCGGTGAATGCGTATCAAGCTCCAATCATCCAACCATCACATTTTCTTTTAGTAAAATCCACGAAGAAAAAATACCGGGTCTGACAATCATTTGGTCTGAAATTTTAAATGAATGGGCAAAATCATTTAAAGTTTCCGCTTACAAAGGAACCGCTCTTCTTTTGGAAAAGCAAATTGACAACAACGATTCCGCCGAAACTTCAATTGAATTTGAGATTTCCAATTATGATTTGGTTATTATTGAAATTCTTGAATGGTGTATTCCAAACCGAAGAGCTCGTATCTCGCAAGTGGAATTTGGACAACGTGTGAAATTTAGCAAAACAGATCTTCTGTCGTATTCCCATAAATCAAAGCGTGACCCAATTTCCGGCCAGCTTTCTAAGGATTCGATTTCTTTTTCCATTGATAACAGCGATCAAAAATGGAATCCTATCAACCCTGACGGTCTCTACAAGTATTTGTATGAACGCCAAGCTGTTTTTGTAAAGTATGGCATGGACTTGGACGGACAGACCGAATGGATTAACGGAGGTAAGTTTTACCTTTCTAGTTGGAGTATTCCTTCTAATGGCATTACCGCTTCCTTTGAAGCTCGAGATGCTTTAGCATTTTTAATCGATTCACCATACACCGGAAGAAAAAGCGGAACTTTATACGAAATGTGTTATGACGCTTTGGAACTTCTTGATGTTTCTGGCATCAGCTATTACATCAATGAATCTTTGAAGGATTATACAGCTGATTTTAGTAACGGAAATTCTTCGTATAAAAACGCTGATGTGCTACAGCTTTCCGCTAACGCAGCCGGTATGGCTTTGTATCAGACAAGAAGCGGTGAGATTCGGATTGACCGAGTTCCGTACCTTCCTGAAAACAAGTCCGACATTTACGAAATCACCGAAATCAATGATTATCAGTATCCGGAGATCACTTTTTCTAATAAGTTAAAAAACATCTCTTACTCTCTAAATGGAGTTTCGTCATTGTATCCGAATGGTGCTACTGGCGATGGCGTTACGCAAAGTGTAAACAATGCACTTATCTCTTCCTCCATTGTCTCCCAGCCCAAAAATGTTCTAACTGAAAGTTATAAAGTGCTTTCTAACCGTCGAAAAGCCACCCTGTCTTATCGTGCCAGCCCACACAACGATGCTCTTGATTTTGTCAAGCTCAATCATCAGTTTGGATATTCTTCTAACTTGTTGATTACGGACGTTTCTTACACGTTTAATGGCAGCTTTAAGGGCTCCGTTACCGGGTATATGATTGAAGATGTTGATTCGTTACAAATCGATGCTTCTGAAATTTACTTGCATCCTACCGATACGATTACACTCACTGCAACGCTTACCCCTGCGTCTGCCGATTCCCCTGTTATTGTTTGGAATGCATCTCCCGCTGGTATCGTTGAACTGAATGTCATCAAGAACGAACGCGGTGTATCTGTCTGCAAAGTCACGTATTTACACAGTGGAAAGGCAACGATCACAGCTACAGTCGCAAGCCTTTCCGCTTCTTGCAACGCTACTACGATTGCGGACGAGATTTCCAACCTCAAAGAAGGCGATACCGTTTACATCTCCGTCGCTGGCGTTTACACTGCTTTTCTTGTCTCAAAGCATAATTATGAGCCTGAATTAAACGGGACCGGAAGAACGCTTTTAGCGCATAAAGACCCGATTTTTGGCAACGGTACAGAGGATTTTGCGTGGGATAGTAAAATGACAACTCCCGCAGAGTATTCGACCAGCAGCATTGATGCCTTATTAAACGGAAACGTAAAAAATTCTTTTTCTGATTTTATGCAGAAAAAAATCGGCAAAACTACTTTTTATTATACTCCCGCGTTCAAAAAAAATGATTCTAACGAGTACGTACCTTCTGCTGTGTCTACTCTATCTCGCAGTATATTTTTACCTTCCGCAAAAGAAATATACTACGGATTTCCCGATAACAGTAGTGGTATTAACGAAATTTGGGGTTATGGATGCAACGCAGAAGGAAGCCCGCTCCCTACAGCAAAAGAACTTCTGAGAAATCCTTTTTTTATGGTCGGAGACGTTTACAGCCCGTATCAGCAGTGGACGAGAACTCCCGTTACCCATCTTGAATATTTTGGCATGGGCCCTTCTGTTGGAAGTATCTATTATCGTTCTATTGTTGTTTCAGGATATTGGGACAAAGCACATCTTGGTAATTCTAATGACGAAGAATTATTTTTTTATGATTGTATCGGTTCTGGGGACGCAAACTATAAGTGCTATCATTACATGTTTACCGTTCCGAGTAATTTGCCTATTGGGTATCAAAACAGAGTTGAGGAAGAATAATTTATGGCTCGTTGGATTACAGACCGCACGCAATCAGATGTTGACCGTGTGAAAGAAATTACCGCAAAGGCGAGAACAGGCACGTGGACAAAAGCCGAACAATCGGAATGGCTTGCCGGAATGAAGGGCGCTTTAAGTTATACGGATTTCAACCGCATTGAATCCGGCATTCAAGAACTTGGCTCCATTGTTGGCGCATCTGTTTCTGTTCGGACTGATTGGACAGTCGATGGATATATGAAAGTCTCCGATGCAACACGCTGGCTTTCTAACATCAAATCCATTCGCACTAAATGCTCTGGCCCATCTGCTATTGCAGATACGCCAGAAAGCATGAATAAACTCGATTTTTCAACAATGAATCAAATCGAGCAAATTTTGTTCGACATTGAAACGCTTGCTAAAACATACGTTACGTTTTCCGGTGAATACATGACAGGAGATGGACAATATGGTTTTTGAAGACCGTGTGGCAAAATATCCGGGTCGGTGGACAATGGTAAAATCGGATGGAACATCCGAAATTGTCACTCTTATCCGAAATGACGAGCCAACAAAAGAAGGAACGCCAATCAACGCAGCCACCTTAAACGAGCTGAGTACTGTTGCGGGAGCAATTAACGCAAAGGAAGAATCCATTTCAGCAGCGCAGGCTGCTGCATCTGAAAGGGCTAAAGCAGAACAAGCGGCTACAAATTCTGCGAAAAGCGAAAAAAATTCGAAAGCGTCCGAGACGGAGTCTGCCAAAAATTTGCAAGGGACCAAAGAGTATTTCGAGCAAGTGCGCACCATCACCATTGGTGCACAGGGCTGGTACGCCACGCCGGAAGCCCTCAAGACTGCTGTTCCGGTGGGCGAAAACGGCTGGTGGGCAGTGGTCGGCACGACCGACACCATCTGGACGTGGGACAGCGACACGGGCGCGTGGAAAGACAGCGTACAGAAGGCCGATCTGTCCGACTACTACACACGGGAACAAGTAAACAGGCTTCTTGAAGTGCAAAAGCTTGCAGACCATCCCGTGGGCAGCATCTACCAGAGCACCGACCCCACCAGCCCTGCCGCACTGTTCGGCGGTACATGGCAGGAGATTGCACAGAACCGGGCGCTGATGGGTGCCAGCAGCAGCCACGCAGCGGGCACTACCGTGGAGGCCGGACTGCCGAACATCACAGGCAGCTTTACAACAAAATCAACAGACGTAGGCGGGTCTCCCTTTAGTGGTGATGCTAACGTACTTTCCGCTAAGGGTTCTCTGACTTTTAGTGAAAAGAGCACTAGTTATGGCGGTTACACTGGACATTCTGGAAGCCAATATAATATTCAATTTGATGCTTCTCGCTCGAATCCTATCTACGGCCGCAGCTATACCGTGCAGCCCGCCGCATACTATGTGCACATCTGGCGGCGCGTGGCCTGAGAAAGGAGGTTTTGAACCATGAAGATCATTGACGAGAACGGTGCAGCCATTGAAAACCCTGACCTGACGCTTGGGTATCTGACCACCAGCACCGAAGAAGTCACCCACCCCGCCGTAGAGGGCGTGGAGGAGCAGTGGCACTGGGAGACCGTGACCGAGTATCCGAACGGTGGCAAGGACGTGCAGAAGATCGTTGACCGCCCCGGAGTACAGGCACAGGAGGAATGGGTGGAACAGGTGCCCATCCAGAAGTACATCCGCTACACCGCCGAAGAGCTGGCCGCGCAGGAAGAAGCACGCAAAAAGGCCGAAGCCCGGGAGAAGCTGCCGGACACGGTGGCGGCACTGCAAAAAGAAAACGAGATGCTCAAGCAATGCTTGCTTGAAATGAGCGAGATTGTTTATGCATAAAATCACACAAAAATTAGAAAGGTTGGTACGTATGATGGCTAAGTTGTGGGCACAGGAAATTATGTTCGCTGAGACTATGGAGGACGCAAAGGCTCTGTACGAGCGTTGCCCCCGCCTGCTGAAGGAGAAGGTCAAGGCAATTCTTATCAAGAGCGGCTTTGAGGAGATCGTACAGTAAGGAGGACGCTATGGCTGAAATCATGGATGTATCCCGATATCAGGGCACGATCAACTGGGAGAAGGTCAAGGCAAGCGGCAAGGTGGACGGCGTGATGATTCGCGCCATGGGCAACAGCGCGGAGGGCAGACCCAGTGCGCCATACACTGACCCGCAGTTTGCTCGCAACTACGCAGAATGCAAGCGGCTGGGCATCCCCTGCGGCGTGTATGGCTACTTTAAGGCGGTCAACCGGGAGCAGGCTGACAAGGAGCTGGCGTACTTCAAGAAGCTGCTCACCGGCCGGAGCTTTGAGCTGCCGGTGGCCGTGGACATCGAGGACGAAGTGCAGAAGCCGCTTGGCAAGGCCGCGCTGACCGACCTGACGGCCTACATGCTGAGCACGGTGGAAAGCTGGGGCGTGTACGCTCTGCTTTACACCGGCCTGTGGTTCGGCAGCACCTTCCTGTACATGGGCGGCGCGGCGCTGAAGCCCTACGACGTGTGGCTGGCTGCCTACCGCACGAAGAAGCCCGCACCCAGCTGGTCTTTTGGCATGTGGCAGTACACCAGCAAGGCCCGTGTACCCGGTGTGACCACCAACGTGGACATGTCCCACGCATACAAGGACTATGCGGGCATCATCAGCAAGAAGGGTCTGACCCGTCTCCGGGAGGGTAAATGACCGAAAAAGAAGCTCTCCTGTGGGTGCTTGGCATCTTGGGTAGCCTGTGCGCTGCGGCCATCACCATCGACAAGGTGCTGGAAATCATCCATAAGTACATCAAGAAGGCGCAGGCCCCCGACGATGCGCAGAACAAGCGAATGGATACGCTCGAAAAAAGACTTGGCGTGCTGGAACAGGGACAGCTTCAGCACGCACAGGCCCTTGCAAGAGACCTGCGCCGCTTTGACGGCCTCGATGAAGAAATGCGTCTCGTACTCGTTGGCGTACAAAATCTTTTGGATTCGCAGCTGTCCGGCAACAATCGCGAAGGTATGCAAAAAAGCAAATCCGATATCAACAACTACCTGCTGAAAGGAGTAACAAATCATGGAAGCAATGTTTAACTTTATCCCCGCACCCGTCGCCCTGGTTCTGATGGCCTTGGGCTTTATTTCTCTGGCCGTTGGTGCTATCCGGCTGGGTTACAAGCAGTACGTCAAGCAGTGGGCGCTGGAGCTCGTGACCATCGCTGAAAACAGCATCATGGGCAGCGGTCAGGGCGCAAAGAAAAAGGCACAGGTCTTTGCCGCGCTGCGCGGCGCACTGCCGGACTGGCTGAAGCCTTTCATCACCGATGAAGTGCTGGACAGCGTGATCGAAAAGGCCGTCAGCATGATGAAAAAGGCACTGGCAGACAAGAAGCCTACTATCAACAAGGGGTAATTTATGATTGAGCAAAGCGTATCTCTCGCATCCAATGGCGTCGTCAAAGTGCCGGGCTATGAGCAGCTGGTGCGCTTTGGCTACACCAAAAACCGGGGCGTGTACCGCCTTGCCGTCACCGCTTCCGGCGAGTGGGAGGGCCTGACCATCCGCTGCTTCTGGCACGTCCCGGACGGCAAAGACCCGGCATCCTCGCTGGTGGTGGACGGCTATGTGGACGTGCCCGCCAGCGTGACTGCACAGCCCGGAAGCGGGTGCATCACCTTTGAGGGCAGCGACGGCACCAAGACCGTGACCAGCGCAGACCTGCGGTACCGCGTCAGTGCCAACAGCGGCACGGAGGACGGCACAGAGCCGGAACCGGGCACCCCTGCATGGCAGCAGTTGGTGGATGCCGTACACACCGATGTCACCGCCGCAGAGCAAGCCAAGACCGATGCACAGACCGCAGCGCAGCAAGCTGCTACCAGTGCGGGCAATGCAGACCAGAGCGCTCAGGAAGCCGCTGACAGCCTGCAGAAGCTGAAGGACGGCATCGCAAGCGGTGACTTAAAAGGCGAGAAGGGTGACAAGGGCGACACTGGCCCCCTCGGCCCGGTCGGCCCGCAGGGTGAGCAAGGCCCTCAAGGCCCCACGGGTGCGACTGGTGCCACTGGCCCGCAGGGCGAAAAGGGTGATACCGGCCCGCAAGGCCCTAAAGGTGAGACTGGCCCTGCCGTAGCACTAGACACCACCCTCACCCACGAGGGCGAAGCCGCTGACGCAAAAGCCACAGGTGACGCTATCAGCGCAGTAAAGGCCCGGCAGAACATTCTTGTGGGCACTGAAACAGGCAACCCTATCTCCGTTGACGACGCTTTCCCTGCGCCCTTGTGCGGCCTGACCGTGTACGGTAAGAGCACGCAGGACGGCACACCCACGCCAGATGCACCTGTGCCTATTGTGAGTGCAGGTGACGGCGGGAGCGTGACGGTGACCTTGAGCGATGGGAAAGGCAAAACGCAAACTCTCGCCCTTCCCACCCCAACCGGCTTGCCCGGCATCCCTGTCACCTCTGGCGGCAACTACACCGACAGCACGGGCCAACAGTGGGTGTGCGACGAGGTGGACTTGGAGAGAGGGGTGAAGGTGCAGAGGGTAAATCGACTAAAATTGGATGCCTTGTCGTGGCAATATGAACTCACACCGACAAACAAAAGCGACACTTTTATTTCTGACGTTCCTGCATCGCAAGACGGCACAACGCGAGGACATTCTTTGTGTCAATATGCTGTTTTTGACGGTGTTGCTTATGATATCGAAATGAAAGAGGCTTGTAGATGCTATGTGTGGATCAAAAGCGTAACGCTGCAGTTTAAGGCTGGTTCGGGTATTAATTCGGTCGATGCCTTTTCTGATTGGCTTAAAGCACGCCCAGACGCAAGCATTTTTTACTGTCTCGCCACCCCCATCGAAACTCCGCTCACCCCTGACGAACTTGCCGCCTACAAAGTCCTCACAGCGTACGGCCCTGACACGGTGGTGCAGGCGAGTGACGGTGCTGGCATCAAGTTGGACTACCAGCGGGACGTAAATCTCGCCGTCAAAAATCTTGAGGACGCAATCGCGTCCATGACCTAAGGAGGTACACATGGCTATCAAAAGCAAAGCCCGGCATGACCTGACCCTGCGCTCCATCAAGCGGGAAATCGCCGCAGGACGCGACGTGGCATACTGGCTGGACAAAGCGTACACCCATCTGGACAGCGGCCTGCTGACGGAGGACGACATCGCAGAGGTGGAAGCCCTTGCGCAAGCGTACTACGATGCACTGGACGCTAAAGACAAGGCGAACGCTGAGGAAATCACGCAGTAAGGAGGCAAAAATGTTTCATTATCACTACATCAAAGTCATTGCTGATTCTGAAAACATGAGTACGGAAGAAATCACTTCTGTTCTGCAAAAATACTTTGCAAAACAGAACGATGGTTTTTACCTCGAAATCGACTTGGATAATCATGCCGCTGATTTCGATGGCAGCGGAAAATGGCTCATGCGGTTGGAAGGAAATATTTTGCGGCTAAATGGCGAATACGTTGCGTTCAGCGGTGTGCAACAAAACAACCCGAATGATAGCGTTATCGTCAAAATTTCCGCAATTCGTTATCTCATTGTTCACAATAAGGAGTGATATCATGGCAAGCACTACATACCGTCATCTCGGTGACGTCACCGGGATGTTCGCCGCACAAGAGCAATTTCGTGACATCACGAAAATGGTCTGCGCACGTTTTCGTGGCCTTACGAAAACATACCATCTCGGCAATGTCAACAAACTGGTGACGTTTTGTCACCGTTTCGCCGTCATTGGCAATATGGTGCGCAACGCCGGACAGCTGCCGCAGCCTTTTTGGCTCGGTGCTGTCTGTGGCGGCGGCTCGCGTGGTGCTGCCCCCTGCGCTGCGAGGGCTTGACCGAAAGAGGATGATCGCCGCCATCAAAAGCGCGCCGCTTGGGAGGGTTGACCGAAAGATAGCTCTTTTGCGGTACGTTGAGCGGCTCCCACAAGCTGACATTGCCGCGCAGACACATTACAGCCGGACAGCGATAGGCTACCGGCTGAAAAGCATTGAAAAAATGCTGGATGTGTGATATACTAATCATGGTTATAGGATTAGCTTTGAGCTTCTGCTCAGGCAATTCAAAAACGGCAGGCTTTCGGGTCTGCCGCTTTTCTTTTTGCACGGATTGTGGTATAATAACATCAACAAATCCACCCGGCCTCTCGAAGAAGCGCATTAGGGTGGATATCTGAACCCGCTAAGCCTCTTAACGATGCGTATCATGGCGGGGCTTTTTTGTTTTATTTACACTAGTTTTGTCGAAGCTCTTGCCTTGCAAGTCAAAACGTGATATTTTATTTTTGCTTCCAATGTGAAGCCCTTAACAGTTAAGCGCTCATGCGGATTTTTCCGTGTGGGCGCTTTTCTTGCTTTACAGAAGATTATAATGCTCCGCCAGCAAAAGGCGGACGTATGCCGGGCACGCACGCTTTTCGCCGCACCAGTCCTGCACGGTGCGCCGCGGAATGCCTGCCTGCTTTGCAAATGCGGTCTGCGACAGACCAGTGCGGGCCACCAGCTCACGCATTGGAAGATGAGCTAAATCCCAGATGGTGGACAGTCTTGCCTTCTCGGCATCCAGATCCACGCGCCCGTCGGCATCATCCGGGATGCTGAGGGTGACATTGTTGAGGAACGCTGCCCGGGATGTTTTCGGGTCGGTTGCGATAGCGAACAGTTCTGCGGTAGTATACATAGTTTTCTCCTTCTTAAATCTCCCCGGTCGATGTTCGCACATCGGCTGGGGACTTTTCTTTACTCCATATCTTCCAGAGCTTCAAGATACTTCGGGTAAAGATCTTCCACGACGGCCTGTCTCTCAACGTCGTCCAGATTGCCGTTCATGAGTGCCTCACCCTCTTCATCGGAGAGTTCGATGCTGGTAGTGACCATCAGGTCGCGAGCGTCCAGATGAGAGGTCTTGACGTCGCCATCATCGGTAAGGTGCGCGTAAATCATCCAAACGCCGTTGTCGTACTCGACTTCGGTGCCGGTGGCCATAACCTTGGCTGCAAACTCGTCAGCAGTAAGCTTTTTCATAATTTACCTCCATGTGTTTGTTCGTGGTCTTTCACTGTCTTTATTATACACGCATTGCGTGTAATTGTCAAGGCTTTTTTGAAAATTTTATACGCCCTGCGTGCAAATGCTTGAGCGCTCATACAGCCCTATGCTGTGTGGGCGCTTTTCTTTTTGTTTAAAATAATCAAGCTTTAATCAAGCTTTAAGCAAGCTTTAAGCAAGTTTTAAGCAAGTTTTAAGCAAGAATTTTTGTCCTTCATTGTACCTTCATTGTCTCTCCCGGCGGTTTAAAAAAGTACACTGGGCGCAAAGGGAGGGGGTGCCATGTGGCACAGGTTTAACCCAAACCCGCACGGAAGCAGCGTCGGGGACTGCGTAGTGCGGGCGGTAGCTTCGGCCACCGGTCAGAGCTGGGAGCAAGCGTATATTGCGCTGGCGCTCACCGGCTACGCCCTCGGCGATATGCCCAGCGCCAACCGCACATGGGGCGCGTACCTTCAAAAGCAGGGTTACAAGCGCCGCATGGTGGAAGCAGACTGCACCGCCTGTTACACCGTGGCAGATTTTTCCCGGGAGTATCCGCGCGGCGTGTATGTGCTGGGCTGCTCCGGGCACGTCTTGACCGTGATCGACGGTGCGTGGTGGGACAGCTGGGACAGCGGCGCAGAATGCCCAATTTACTACTGGTATAAGGAGGAGTAAACGATGCCTTACAATCCGTATGCGTATCAGATGCCGACATACTACGGCCAGCCAATGCCGGACAACCTTGCTCAACTCAGGCAGGGAGTGGGCTATCAGTCTCCCATGATGCAGCAGCCGACAGCACAGACAGCACAGGCTACGCCATCCATCATCTGGGTGCAGGGAGAAGAGGGCGCAAAAGCCTATATGGTCGCCGCAGGCAACAGCGTACTGCTGATGGACAGCGAAAACAGCGCTTTTTACATCAAGAGCACCGATGCCAGCGGGATGCCGCTGCCTCTCCGCGTCTTTGACTACAAGGAACGCACCACGGCGACAAAAATGCCCCCTCAGACGGCGCAGCAGCCCGGCGGGGAGTTTGTCACCCGAGCAGAGTTTGACGCTCTGGCAGCCCGCTGTGCGGCGCTCGAGAAGCAAGAGCCTGCAAAACCTGAAACGGAGGTCAAATAAGTATGGCAAACCCTCTTTTTAACGCACTGGTCGGCGGTATGCCCGCCATGCCAAACCCTATGGGTCAGTTCGGGCAGATGATGCAGCAGTTCCAGCAGTTCCGTGCAAACTTTCAAGGCGACCCGAAAGCAGAGGTGCAAAAGCTGCTGCAATCCGGCAAAATGTCACAAAACCAGCTGAACCAGCTGCAGGCGATGGCGCAGCAGTTTCAGCAGTTCCTCCATTAAGTCGTAACCGTGGCCACGGTTCAAGCATAAAAATCATTCAAAACACACGAAAGGAGTACAAAAATGTCTCTTTCTTCCGATTCTGCGGTTCTGACCATGCCTGTTCAGCCCGCAAACACCAACGGCGGCAACGGCTTTGGCTTTGGCAATGATGGCGCATGGTGGATCATCATCCTGTTCCTGTTCGCCTTCTGCGGCGGCTGGGGCGGCAACTGGGGCGGCAATGGCAACACCGGTGCCGGTGTCGTTGACGGCTACGTCCTGACCTCCGATTTTGCCAACATCGAGCGCAAGATGGATGGTATCAACAACGGCATGTGTGATGGCTTCTACCAGCAGGCGCAGCTTGTCAACGGCGTGCAGCAGACCGTAAACAACGGCTTTATGTCCGCAGAGATCAGCCGTGCAAACCAGCAGGCGGCGTTCATGCAGCAGCTGTTTGCCATGCAGATGCAGCAGCAGGAGTGCTGCTGCGAGAACCGCTCTGCCATTCAGGGCGTCAACTACAATTTGGCCACCCAGTCCTGCGAGACCCGCAACACGGTGCAGAACACCACCCGGGACATCATCGACAACCAGAACCAGAACGCCCGCGCCATCCTTGACGCCCTGACCGCACAGCGCATCGAGGCAAAGGACGCAAAGATCGCTGAGCAGGGTCAGCAGCTGTTCGCAGCACAGCTTGCGGCATCTCAGGCAGCCCAGAACGAAACGCTCAAGGCCTACATGAGCGGTCAGCTGGCCTACTACAATCCGCGCCCCGTGCCCGCATTCCAGGTTCCTGCACCTTACCAGTACGGTAACTGCGGCACCGGTTGCGGCTGCGGCAGCTGCGCATAACCGAATCACGACAGCTTTTTGAGTGGTTGTTTCCAAAATGGAAATGCCCACATCAAAATGTTCAGCCCCTGAGCTGATTTTGCAAACCAGAGCGCCGGGGCAGCAGTCCCGGCGTTTTTTCTATGAAAGGAGCCGATAAAATGGCTGAATTTAGCAACTCCAACACCGTCATCGTGGCGGCGGGTGAAAACCTTCCCCTGACCGAGACCGCAGTGAAAGCCCCTGCTTGTATCGTGCACCGTGAGGGAAGCGGCCTTGTGACCTTGCGCGGCATGACCAGCGGGCAGTGCAGGGCCCGCTTCAAGGTAAGCTTTGGCGGCAATATCGCCATTCCCACCGGCGGCACTGTGGGGCCCATTTCCGTGGCTCTGGCTGTCAGCGGTGAGTCGCTGACCAGTGCGACCGCGATTGTCACGCCGGCGGCAGTCGAAAATTACTTCAACGTTTTCGTGGCCGCTTTCATCGAAGTGCCGCGTGGCTGCTGCGTGACTGTGGCGGTTAAAAACACCAGTACGCAGGCAGTCAGCATTGCAAACAGCAACCTGATCGTTGAGCGGGTAGCATAAGAAAGGAGATAAAGTCATGCTGGATAAACTGAATCATCTGAAGGATGAGATGTGCGACGAGCTCATGGAGCTTACCGACAAAAAGAACCGCTCTCCGGGCGATGTTGAGATGATCGGCGAGATCGTGGACATCATTCTGGACATCCACCGCATCGAGGACTACCGCGAGGGCGGCGAGTACAGCCGTGCGGGCGAGTGGGAAGCTGACATGCGCGGATCCTTCAGCCGCGATGCCGGAAACGGTTACAACCGGGGCAACAGCTACGCCAACCGTGGCCGGCACTATGTTCGTGGGCACTACTCCCGCACGGATGGCCGTGAGCGCATGATCTCTGATATTGAGGACATGATGCAGGAAGCCACCGGTGCAGAGCGTGACGCCTACAAGCGGGCAGCTGACATCTTACGCAACGCATAAGAAAGGGGGCGGCAGGCATGGACATTGACGAGATCAATGAGCACATCCGCAAGCTCAAGTGCGAGGAAACCAGCTGGCAGAGCGTCAACAAGCTTGCCGCCCTCTGCACTGTGCGGGACGAGCTGGAAGAAAAGCAGGCACCTGAAACGCAGACCCAGGCATTGTCGCCCACGGATTACCGGGCGGCGTACTCCACAGCAGCGGAACCACAAAGCGACTTTGTGGCGGCTGCCAGCTCTGTTCCTTTCGGCGGTCTGATGCAGGTTCTTGACGAGCACATGAACGCCATAAAGCTTGCATATCCGAAAGAGTATGAGCTGGTCATGCGGAAGATAAGCAACTTGTAAAAAGACATAAAATGTGCTATTTTTACATAAGCTTTAGCGTTTGGGCACGAGGCACATAGTCTAACAATAAGCCAACAAATAAATAATTATTTACATTAATACGTCAAATAAACTTGATTTGTAATCAGTGGGTTGCAGGTTCAACTCCTGTCACCAGCTCCAAAAATAAACGCACGAACGATAAAAATAAATCGTCCGTGCGTTTTTCTTTTTGCTTGAAACGCCTTAAAATATCCTGAATGAACGTGATAATCTAACAAACAGTCTAACAAATCAGTACTTCATCTTCTGCATTTCCTGCAACAAATAGGCTGGATCGTTGTGGGACACGTACTTGTTGGCCGTGGTGGAGAAATTTTTGTGCCCGAGGATGGCCTGCACGGCGGTCTTTTCCAGACCACACTCCACCATCTTGCTGCTGGCTGTATGGCGCAGCGTGTGTGGATGCACACCCTCTATATGGCATTCCTGCATCAACGCCCGGAACTTTGTAGCCACGTTGCGCTTATCCAGCTTTGTGCCGGCCTTGGATGGAATCAGCCATTCACACCCGCTGTCAAGCATCCAAAAGGCAATGATCTTGTAAATGGGATCAAGGATGGGGATGATGCGGTTCTTGCCTGCTTCTGTCTTTTCACCGCCCTGCATGTACCGCTCTTTCAGGTGCACATCGTCGCAGCGCATGGAAAGCAGCTCGTCAATGCGCATACCGGTATAAAGCAGCACCATTGCGATTTGCGCCGTCTGCCCAAATTTCGGGTCATTCTGTCGGCTGCTGATTTGCTCGATCTCTTGGGCGGTCAGTGTGCGCTCTGCTTTTCCTGTAGCCGCCGGGAGTTGCAGCAGCATGGCGTAATTTTTGTTTATGATGTCCTGCGCCATTGCCCACTCGCAGATCTGGCTGAAAAGTGTGCGCTGCTTTTCGCAGGAGCTTCGGGAAAGCCCCTTTTCCACCATTGCGTCGATGACCTGTTGATAATCTGCCGCTTTTAAGTCCCGCAATTGTCGGTCGTATAGCGGAGCAGCCTTTGCATAGGCTAGCTCGTACCCTTTTTGCATGTCCGTGCTGAGCTTGTCAAATTTGGGCTGTGCTTTCCATTGGGTATAGGCATCTGCAAAGGTGCATTTCAGACGCGCTGCGGGGGTGTTCTGGGCGTTGTAAGCGTCCAGCGCTTGTACTGCTTCGCCTGCTGTTTCAAACGTGCCCAGAACGTCCCTTTTGGCTGTCAGGGCCACATACGGTCTTGCCCGCGTCCCGCTCAGTTTATACACGCTGCCGCTGCCCTTTGGACGGCGGCGCTTTTTTCTTTGCTGCGGGGCGGCCTCCGGCTGCTTCTTCCCGCACCACGGACAAAAAGAAGCACCATCCGGGATCTCCTTCCGGCAACATGGCCTTACGCATTTCATAGCTTACTCCTTTTTTCGCCCGATGTAACTCTGCGCGCCTTTTTCCGAAGCTTCACGCCCGGCCTTGTAATTTACCTTCAAATCGTCTATTGGCGGCTGTGGGTCGTCCGGGCAGGGGTCTAATCCCATGTTCTGGGCAAAATTGTATTGGTTGATGATGATTCCGCACACGCTGACCCGGTTGTTGAGTGGGCAGTGCAGGTTGGCGGCTACCTCGGAGATCACAGCAGGCGGGCTGCTGCCGTGACTGCCTTTCAGTATGAAGAGAAGCAGCCTTTTTGTCAGTGGCGGCAGGCTTACCACGAGACGGCGCAACTCCGCGTTTAGCTCATCGTCCGCCTTTCCGTCATCCGGCACTTTGTACAGATCCGGGTGGGTCATCTCCATGAACACTGTGATGGGCGACACGCCACACGCCGTGCACCAGTCCATGATCTCGTCACTGTCCGGGCTGGTGCATCCTTTTTCCCAGCTCTGCACGGTGCGCTCTCCTTTTTCGATGCGCCTTGCAATCTCCGCTTGGCTCAGGCCAGCAGACACCCGCGTTTTTGCAAGTGCCTTTCCGATTTGGCTCGCTGTAAAATAACTCATACTTTCACCCCCATAAAACCAGTGTGTTTTTAACAAAAAATGGCGCAGACTTTTTCTGCGCCATTCGACAAATTTTATCCGTATTTTGTTTTCCAACGGCGCATGGTAAAATCTGGATTATAAATCGTAGACGTGCACAAAAGAAAGGAGAAACGCAAAATGGATTTTGAGCAAAGAAGCAGTAAAGAGGTTGAAATGACCATCATCGACGGAATGCCCGCCAGCATCCTGACCGGCACCGACCACACCCCTTCACCCTGGGAGGAATGAGTTATGAAAAATCTGTCACACTTTCGCACCCATGCCCGTGCCCTGCTGGCCTGCTATTTGGATATGACCCCGGAGCAGCAGCGCCTTGCTCGCGCTTACATTCAAGATAAGGCCCTGCCGGAGGTGCAAGCCCTGCGCAACGCAGCCGGTACGCCCGGCGGGGCGCTGGCTGCTGATCTGTTGCAAAATTTGCAGCAGCCTTGCAACCACGAATAGCAACGTGCATATTTTGCACATTGCTCGTGCATTTCGCGCGCATCTTGCAAATTCTCATTTTTCTGTGGATTTTTCCACCGAAAACAATGCTCGAATGGGGATTGACGTCAACAACCAGCGGTTTTATAATATGGTTGTGAACATGTTTTACACGTTAGTTTTTGCGGTAAATGACCTCAAGTCCGTGATCTGGATGATACGACCATGTAACGGTCACTTTGTCAAAAGCTTCCTTTTGCCTTCCGTCAATGGCACGAGTGCTCACAATTTCTTCGTAAAGCCAATCGGGAAGCCCTAGCGATTCATTAGCTTCTCTAACATGCATAAGCCCAATCGCTTTATTAGTTGTATTGTCCTTCAGGTCGTATGGATTTGTATCAATTGACAGGTATGAGCCATCGTCCGCAAGCGTTATGGTGATGTCGGCATATACATCATGCAACGTCCGAAAAACGCTATCGCTTGTTGTGCCACAATCGGTAACATCCCACATACACTTGCCTATTGAGGTCTCTATTTTTTGATTTTTTTCATTAAATGTGATTTTTTGGCTGATAAGAATAATCGGAGCTCCATCACCGGCTGTCTGCTGATATTTTCCTTTAAAAGTGAAAGTTTGATTTGCAAATGCGGTTCTCGCGTGCTCATACTGTACACTTTTTACAGCGGCATAAAAACGTTTCCCACTTTCATCTATGACGGAAAAGCATTTGTAATCGGTTTCAGGAAAAGGATAAACGGAATAATCCTCCGCGGTATAAGTGTAAAAATAGTCGAAATCGGTTCGTCCGGAAAACTCGACTGTTTGACCCACTTTGTACTGGTTCCCATCTGCAAAAGCCGTCATGGCAAAAGGAATGGACAAAGCCGCAGTCAAACCCAATGCAAGAAACGTTCTTCTTTTCATAATAACCACCTCATATACAAAAATAGGCAGCCAACCAGCTGCCTAAAAAGCTAAATTATCAAGGAAAATGCCAAAGGGGGAAAATAAAGTGCAAGAAAATAGCACAAAGTTTGCAAAATGTGATACAATGGAAGAAAAGTGCCGCCTCAAAGCTTTATTTTCTTCTCTGTCGGCACAGGAAAAACAAGAGGTGCTTTCCTATGCGGAAAGCCTGCTCAACAGCAGAAAGGAGTAAATCTGTGGATAAGTACGAAATTGAACTGGGCCGGTACAAAACCAGAATTTTTGCTCTTCTGGCAACGGAAGCGTCCGGCCTGCCCGGAATCAAAAGCGAAGAGTGCGCAAATTGCGACCACCGGTGCTCTCTTGAAATCGGGTGTTACTGCTTCAACTACGGATGCGGAAAGGGCAAGACCACGGAAGAGCTGCACGAAGCATTTGACCGCGTTTGTGATGCCCTTAAAATTTCTGACCGAAGATGGTCACCAGCAAATCCAATGCGGCCTGAAGTATTTGATTCTCCCGATCTGCTCGAAGTTCTTGAAGATAGGCTTCTCCAGCTAGCGGAAGAGAATAAATGTACTCGCTGGGAAGAAAACCACCCACCCCGTCAGGAATGTACTCTTTGCGGCGCTCATCAATCAGGCCGCGGCCCTTCAAGTTCTGAATATACCGATTCTGGCCGTTGAAACTGAAATCCTCGCCGGAAATGAGACAGACTTCGTGCTGATCCATTTTCCCGTTGTGCTTCTCCATATATAATAGGAGCGCCAGACTCTTTTTGTCCAAAAACTCAGCCATTGGAGTTTTCCTTCCTCTTTGCAACCTTAAATTCCATATACTCCAGCAGATCTGCACGGTCTGCATCGGTCATCTGACTTAGCAGCGCGTCAAACCTTGCGTCCAGCCCACTCCCTTCACCGGGGGCGGGCTTTTCTTTTTGCTCTTCGCCCATAAGCTCTTCAATAGAAATTTGTAGAAAATCAGACACAAGCAGTAGCTTATCTTTCGGCGGATAGCGCTTTCCATTAGCCCATTTTCCTACTGTTCCGTTGGCAAATTTCAAATCTTTCTCCATTTTTGTAATGGAGCTTCCTTGATTTTTGCACGATGCACGGATAAATTCTACCAGTTCAGGCAAAGAACGCATAAAAAATTCCTCCAATAGCCTAATTTTCTATTGACAACTAGAAAATTAGGCTATATAATAGAGAGCGTAAGGAGCAGACAAAACCAAAGCCCCTGACAATATTATATCGGGCAGACGCTAGATTTTATTCACTTTGTACCTCGCAACTACATAGTAGCATATTTTCTAGTGATTTTCAAGCCCGGAAAGGAGAATTGCTAGTGAATGTTTCAAAAATTGACCAGTTTTGCAAGCTGCACGGGCTGAGCCGCACCGATCTGGAGGCGGCGGCAGGCCTGAGCAACGGCGCAATCGGCAAGTGGGAGCGCTCGATTTACGGGCCTAGCCTTTCGCAGCTGCTCAAGCTCGCAAAGTATTTCAAGGTCACACTGAACGAGCTTGTGGTCTACGATGAGGAAGGAGGAAAGCCTGAATGAACGACATTATCTTATCCACACAGAACGGCGAGCCAGTTGTTTCCAGTCGGGAAGTCGCCAAGAACTTTGGCAAAGAGCACAAGGACGTGCTCAAAGCCATCAACAATCTCGTGGCGCAAAATTGCGCCGCCAAATCTATGTTCCATCTTTCCGACTTTGAGAATCGTGGCAAGAAGTACCCCATGTACCTGATGAACCGGGACGGCTTTTCGCTGCTGGCGATGGGTTTTACCGGCAAGGAAGCTCTGGAATGGAAGCTCAAGTACATCCAAGCCTTCAACGAGATGGAGAAGCAGCTGGCACAGCGCCCGCAGCTTTCCCGCTCTGAGCTGATGGCGCAGGCCTTGATCGCCGCCCACGAAGAGTTGGAGCACAAGGACAGGCAGATTGCAGAGCTGACCCCGAAGGGCATCTTTGCCGACGCGGTGAGTGCCAGCAAAAAGAGCATCCTTGTGGGCGAGTTGGCAAAGCTGCTGTGTCAGAACGGCGTGCAGATCGGGCAGAACCGGCTGTTCAGCTGGATGCGTGAGCGCGGCTACCTTATCAAAGACCCCAAGCGCAGCGACTACAACATGCCCACCCAGCGGGCCGTGGAGCAGGGCCTGTTCGAGATCAAGGAGACCACCGTGGTGCACTCCGATGGACACACCAGCATCAACAAGACGCCCAAAGTGACCGGAAAAGGTCAGATCTACTTTGTGAACCAGTTCGTGAAGCGGTAAAGCCACGGCGTGTCGTAAGCAATATATTTTGGAGGCTACTATTATGAAAAAACTGCATGTGAAAGCTACGTTTATTGAGCCGGTGCTTGGCACCTGGCCCGCAAACCCCAATGTGGCCCGCGAGTTTATCGCCAGCAAGTCGCCGGATGCTGCAAGCATCGAGGATGAAGTGGCGGCTCTTGGCCCTGATGCGGTAGCTGATAAGGGCATGACCGTTTTCCCGCGTGACCCGGACGGCAATCCGATCTTTTACGATTACCAGATCAAGGGCATGTTTAAGGATGCTTGCGGTATGCTTTCCCGCATTGGTGGCAAGACCGAGACCGGCAAGAAGAAGGCCGTGAACGAAAGCGGCAAACTGACCGCTTACAAGAAGGTCATTGACGGCCTGATCTTCGTTCAGCCCCGCATGATTCCGATTCGGACAAACGGAGAGATCGGCGACTGCCAGCGTCCGTTGCGTGCCCAGACCGCACAGGGCGAGCGCGTGAGCCTTGCCAACAGTGAGGAGATCCCGGCGGGCAGCAGCTGCGAGTTTGACGTGATCCTCCTTGACGACAGCCACGAAAAGGTTGTGCGTGAGTGGCTGGATTATGGCATTCTGCGCGGCATCGGCCAGTGGCGTAACAGCGGAAAGGGCCGGTTTACTTACATCGCATATGAGGTGAAAGCCTGAGAGCAAGGGCATGGCATTGACGGCCCGGATTCGCGGAGGCGGTGCGATGCACGGCTTGGCAATGGCAAGGCTGAGTTAGATTGGCCGTGCGATGGCTCTGCGCAGCGCAACAGTGATTTGCATTGCAGCGGCATTGCCGTGATTTGAGAAGATGCGCAACGGCAACGCAAGGAGCGGAATGGCAACGGCATGGCAGGGCGATGCTTTGCGAAGGCTATGAGGTGAACTGCTGTGCAGTGGCAGCGCACTGCGACCTACCGCATCGCGGCGGCACTGAGAAGCACAGACAGGCAAGGCAAAGGCGAGGCAGAGCGACGTTTTGCGAAGCAAAGGCAAAGCGTTGCGGGGCTGGGCTGGGCGAAGGCATTGAGTTGAGACGAGAAGCAAAGGCAAAGCGTTGATTAGCTCGGCAATGGAATGGCGAAGCGAAGAAATGCGAAGGAATGGCGAGGCCAGGAGCCGCAGCGGCACAGCGAAGAGAAGACATTTTATTAAACATTTTATTAAAAGGAGAAACGAGCATGAAAAAAATTATTGTTGGGGTAGCGTCCGTATTGGCAAGCGCTTTGCTGATGGCCGGATGCAATAAGCAGATCGTCGATTTGACTTATGAATACAACTGGGCACAGCTGAAAATGCCTGATGGAACGATTGTCGAGGGGAAGTTGAACAGTTGGGACGATTACGAGGGCGACCAGCTGCAAGTGAAGATTGACGGTGTGACCTATCTGGTTCATTCGTCCAATGTTGTGCTGCGACATTGATAGAAAGGAGGATCTTTATGAAAACCACGATGCGCGATAAGGTTTGCCAGCTGATTGGCAAGTATCAGTTCTTGGAAGAGGACTTCCGTTCAAAGTCGTTTTTCAAGCCCGGGCCATTTTGCGGCCCGTATGGCCAGTCGGAGGAAGCTATAAAAGCGAAGATGTGTGGCCAGTTCTTGGCCGACCTGAAGAAGCTGCTGGAAGAGGACGAAGCTGCAGCAGCCCAGCAAGACCCCCGCAAGACCGCCTCGGCTGGCAAGTGGTGCGCGGAATCAGCGGCACAGGCAGCTGAGAGAGCCGCAAAGGAGGCGCGGAACAATGGGTGAAGCACTGGCAATCATCATCGCGTTTGCCGCCCTTCTGGGCATCTCGTGGGGAGTTACCTGCGCCGCCGTGTGGGCCATCTGCGCATTGATGCACTGGACGTTCACCTGGGCCACCGGAACGGCGGCGTGGATCGCGCTTTGGCTCATTGGCAGCTTTGGCAGCTCTAAGAAGTGAGGCGCTGACCATGCCTGCACAGAAGAAGCACTACAACAAGCGCTGGCTTGAACAGCGCTGGGATGCAAGGTAGCCGGAACGATTGGAGCACATCCAGCTGAAACGGCAGCTGAGAAAAAAGGAGGGGTGCGGCAGTGAAGCCGAGCATGGGAATTGCAGAGTGCTGCCAGATCATGCGTGATAACAACATCTCTGTGAGCGAGCCGATCTTTACCGGTATGATTCAGGCTGGCAGCTTCCCGGCATGGGCGGTGCCGTCTATTGACACCAAGAGCGCCGCCCCGCTGATCTCACGCGCCGGATTTATGGCGTGGATGAAGGATTTCTACAAACTTGAGAAGATCTACACAAAGGAGGACCCGAAAGAATGAAACTCAAATCCACTACTTACTACTGGCTGGCTGTCATTTTTGGCGGCGTTGGAATGGGTGCAGCTATGGGCGCAGAGGGTACCGCGCAGACCACCGGATACATCTCCGGCACGCTGTTTGCGGTGTCGCTGGTGCTGATTTTGGCCGCTGTTCTGCTGGCTCGTCTGGGCTTTGCCGCAGAGGACAGGGAGAGAGCCGCAAAGCGGCGCAAGTACGGCAAGATCAGCCGCACCCACGCCCGCAACCCGGAGTATCCGGAGAATCAGGAGCGTGGGGCATGATGACGGCTAAAGAGTACGTTGAGGGCAAAGTCAAATCCTACACGCGGCTTGCCGAACGCTGCAAGCGAGAAGCCGAAGCCTCAGACGACATTGTTGTCCGGGCCGGATACTCCGCACGAGCAAACGTCTGGGAGATGTGCGCCGAAGAAATGGACAACGTGCGGGAGATGCTGCAAGAGGAGTCCGGGGAGATCACGTATGTATGACACTGTTCATCATGTCATGTGGTACACCGTGTACGGTGCCAAGACCGGAGACCTGATCGCCAGCGGTACGTCTAAGATGTGTGCAAGGCGGCTGGGTTACAAAAGCGCAAACAGCTTTGCATCTGCGAGCAGCCACGGTCGCAGCGGCAGGCATCCGGCTCACAAGTACATTTTTGAGAAAGAGTGCATCCGACGTGATGAGGTGGACAGTCTGCCGCCGATACGCCGCAAAAAAGAAGAGCCTGCCCGTGCGCCAACACGGACAAGCCCAAAGAGTGATGAGTCTCGCCGCCCATCACCACAAAAATAGCACAAAACAGGAGGTTTTACAAGTGGCACTTTTGAGAATTTACGATGTGAAGCAAGAGCCGCCAGCGCTTGTTTCGCAGCAGCAATTTCCGGATACTTCGGATGCAATTGTGATTGCCGATGAACTGGCAAAGAGAAAGCCCGAACAGCTGTACAGGGTGTTTGACGCCGATATGAACGTTGTGTATGCGAGGTGAATATTTATGCAAGAAGAATTGACCGTCCGGGTGGAGCACCCGGAGCTGCCCGCGATCCGTTGGAACGAAGCTGAGGTGCAGCAGAACCTGACCGAGATGCTGGCCGCCTACACCGGCCGCGTCTACACCCCGGAGACCATCAAGGATGCCAAGGCCGACCGCGCCGCAGTGAACAAGCTGGACAAGCAGCTCAGTGATGCCGCCCGCAGCGCAAAGGCCTTTTACATGAAGCCGTTGGAAGAGTTCTTGCAGAGCGCCAAGCAAATGCAGGGCCAGTGTAAGGCCGTCTCCGGTGCCATTGACCAGCAGGTCAAGGCGGTGGAAGAAGCCGAACGGCAGGACAAGGCCGACGCCCTGCGGACTGTCTATGCGGACTGCATCGGCGAGCTGCGGGAGATGATCCCCTTTGACCGCCTGCTTGTGCCCCAGTGGCTCAACAAGACCTATGATTTGGCAAAGGCCGGCCGGGAGCTGCGCAAGAGCGTGGAGACCCGGCGGGAGGAGCTGCGGCTCATCCGGGAGAACTGCGGCGAGGACACCGAAGCCTGCACCACCGAGTATCTGCGTGAACTGAATCTGAACACCGCCCTCGTGGAGCATAGCCGCCGCCAGAATGCCCGGGACGCGCAGCGCCGCGCAGAAGCCGAGAGAATGGCCGCAGAGCGGGCGCAGGCCACCGCTCCGGTCGTTATCCCTCCGACCGATGAAGAACGCCAGATCGCCGCAGAAGCAGTCCAAACGGCGCAGGCCAATGCAGCCATCACGCCGGATGGTAGGTTGGATTTCAGCATGCTTCAGAGATTCGCAGAGCCTGAACAGCAGGAGGCTCCGGTCCGCAAGAAATACAGCTTCTGGGTAGAGTTCACCCGCGAGGACATCGCATGGTTCAAGCAGGGAGCCGCAGAGCGCGGCTTCCGCTATGGTTCTATCAAATAATTTTGGAGGTACTTACTTATGGCACTTACTCGTCCCGGCGCATCCGCGCCTACTTCGTCCGTTTCCAACGCACAGCCTCTGGTAAACCGTTCCGTTCAGAATGCCAACCGTGCAGGCAGCACCGCCATGCAGGCCGCGTCTCCGTCCGTGCCGGTGGAGATCACCGGTGCTGACGGTCAGCACTTCACCGTGAGTTTTGGAGACGTGCGCAACTTCATCTGCCCCAAGGCCACCGACGCTGAATGCAAAATCTTTCTGGAGACATGCAAGCAGTATCACCTGAACCCCTTCACCAAAGAAGCCTACCTGATCCACTACGACAACAAAAACGACGACACCGCCAGCACCATCGTGCTGGGCAAGAACTGTTATCTGCAGATGTCCGAGCGCCACCCGGCCTACGATGGTTTTGAAGCTGGCGTGATCGTCCTGACCGCAGATGGCCAGCTGCTGAACCGTGAGGGATCTATCGTCTATGATGGAGACGGCGGCGAGACCCTTCTCGGCGGCTGGGCAAAGGTCTACCGCAAGGACCGCACCCGCGCCAGCTATGAGGAAGTCAAGCTCAGCGAGTATGACACCGGCAAATCCCTCTGGAACGACAAAAAGGCCACTATGATCCGCAAGGTAGCGCTGGTGCACGCCCTTCGTGAAGCGTTCCCGTCTACCTTTGGCGCTTTGTACGATGAGAGCGAGGTGCGTGTGGATGCCGAAAGCACCGCTCGTGAGGTGCCGCCTGAAGAACCGCCGGTGCTGGATCCTTACGCAGGTTCCCACCGCCACCGCAAGACGGCAGGCACGCTGATCCCTGCCCCGGATGACCCGTTTGGTGGTGATGATGCATGATCGTCCAGACCAAGAACGGAATCATGCTGCACGGCGAGATCACCAAAGACCCGGTGCTCCGGGATGCCGGGCAGAAGCGGGTGCTGAAATTCGACCTGAAAGCCAGCCGCACACAGGATGAATCCGGAAAATGGCAGAGTTTCTTTGTGGGTGTTAACCTCTGGCACGGCATCGACCAGTGGGACGGCATGCTGCAGAAAGGCGATCAGGTCACAGTTTTTGCTCAAAAGCTGAAAGAGCGGGAGTATAACGGCAAGATCTATTACGACGTGGACGCGGATGATGTTCAGCCCGGCGGGCTGGTGACATTCCGCTGGCTGCAGCAGATGATCGACCTGATGGCACAGCCTGGCCCGCCGCTGGAACCTGCAGAACCGGCAGCAGAACCGGCAGCAGAACCGGCAGGCCTGCAGGGCGCGCAGATGTACCCCGATGAAACGCTTGCGGATTACGCACCGCACAGCACTGCCGCGCCAGAACCGGCTCCCTCTGCCGAGTATGACCCCATCAACGATGATGCCGACGACCTGCCGTTCTGACCTCGCAAGCTGTGCTATCTGGCTATACGAGCGTGCAAAGGAGGTGAAAGCATACGGCTACCGGAAAAAGATACTACTGGTTGAAACTCAAAGACAGCTTTATGCGGTCTGATGCGGTGGATTTTCTCATGGGGCAGAAGAACGGCGCAAACTATGTGGTGTTGTACCAGATGCTCTGCCTTATGACTATCAACACCAACGGCAGGCTTTCGCGGCAGATCGGTGAAGTGATCATTCCCTATGACGTGGACAAGATTCAGCGCGATACTAAGTGGTTTTCTACCGATACGGTGCGCGTTGCACTGGGACTTTACGCGAAACTTGGGCTGATTTATCAGGAAAAAGACGGCACACTGGTGCTTGCAAACCACTCTGAAATGGTCGGAAGCGAGACCGATTATGCAGCGCAAAAAAAGTTGCAAAGAACGAACCAGCGTCAAATTGAAGCAGAATCCTGTGGACAATGTCCACAGGATGTCCACGCAGATGTCCACAAAAATGTCCATACAGATATTAGATATAAGATATTAGATATAGATAAGTCGTCGTCATCTAAAGATGACTCCTCCTATACAGGGACGAAGACGACGAAATATCTGGTGGATTTTTTTCGGGATAACGTCGGCAAGCTGAGCAAGACCGGAGAAAAAGAACTGACCGGATACATAGAGCGCATGGATGCAGATCTTGTGTATGCGGTCATAGACAAGTGCGCAGATCTGGGCGGTAGCAGCTGGGCGTATGTCCGCAAGGCACTGGAAGAAGCGGAAAGACTGGGCTGCAAGACCGCTGAGGAGTATAACCAGCTCTGCCCAATCGGCGGAAGCCGGGCAAAAGGCAACCGCGTGGACAGGGCACAGCCGTCCGGGAATGGTATTTTAAGCCCGGAGCTCATGGCACGCAGCCGGGAACGCCTGCGAAAACAAAGAAAGGGAGATTGAAAAATGAACGATAAAAGATTGATTGACGCGAACGCTTTGCACAAGCGCATTGAAATGAACTTTCGTGCAAGCAATCCGTTCACTATTGGAGAATGCTGCTATAAGGATGCCCTGAACAGCGTGGACGAGGCCCCAACCATCGACCCGGAAACACTGCAGCCGACATGGAGAGACCCTGACAAGAATCCCCCGAAAGTCGAAGAAGATGTGCTGATTCTGTTTGAAACCGCCTGCGGTGGATATGGGATTACGACGGCTAACTACGAAGATGGCACAGTCTTGTCCCAAAAGAGCGCTTTCTACTGGGAAGAAATTTCCGAGTGGGGAACCTA